ATGAAAATCACAGAGCAAATCTTAGCGTTGTACAAAGTCGGTGAAGTAGTAGATCGCGACATTATTACTCGTGATTTAGAAACCACTTTAGGTGGTGCCTCTCGTGCACTTGCTCATCTCCATAGTCTCGGTGCATTAACCAGAGTTAGTGAAAATTACCCGCTTTACTATCAAGTGACGAATGAGGCTAAAAAAGTTCATAACGCAATGATAGAGGAACGTAAGTCAGGAGAATCCGTCTACCTCGAAAAGCTAAATGCTCAGAAAGCAAAAAAACGAGGTATTCCAACAATCATATGGGTAAAACACGCCACTTCTAATTTTGCACATATGGGGAAATTACCAACTGAGCCCTACGATTCGTTAGTCAGAGCAGTAAGGAGTAATCACTAATGAACAATAAAAGCTGTCCATTCTGTAACTCTAAAAAACTAGAAGTCATGCAAGTGATGATCAATACATTCACTCGCTGTCAGAAATGTGGAGCAAGAGGTCCTATTGCTAATAACGCGGACGAAGCCCTGAAAGCTTGGGATAAAAGGAGTGTAAACGATGCTAACTAAATACGCGCTGTTTATAGGTTTTTGGTTCGTTCTCATGCTGGCTATTGGGTTGTGGGGGACTTATGCCTGAACTCATGCTCACGTTGCCATTTCCACCTAGTGTTAACTCATATTGGAGAAACATTAAGGGTAGAACGCTGATCAGTGAAAAAGGGCGTAAGTTTCGAATTAACACCATTGCTTCTGTATATGAGCAGTTAAAACGAAAACCCAAAGCTATTAAAGAAAATGTCTCTGTCCTGGTTCGTTTATACCCACCAACAAAACAGCGCAGGGACATTGATAACTTTTTAAAGGCCCCATTTGATGCATTAACACATGCGGGTATTTGGGAAGATGATCAGCAGGTAAAGCATATGGATGTGATGTTAATGGAAGTCGTAAAGGGTGGAAAGTTAGAAATCACTATCCGCTCATTTAATAACGTGATGTACGGTCACGAGTAAAACGTGGAGAGAAATAGCATGAATGGATTAATTGTTATTGATGGTTTTCAGGTTCGTAGAGATGTAGCCGGTCGCTATTGTTTAAATGATTTACATCGAGTATCGGGTGGTGAAAAGCGCCATCAACCATCGAACTGGAGTTCATTGGCTCAAACCAAAGAGTTAATTGATGAAATTTCGACCGCTCCTGAGATCACAGGAGCGCCCATTGTGACAGTCGCTGGTGGATATAACCAAGGGACGTATGTTTGCAAAGAATTAGTGTATGCCTACGCAATGTGGATCAGTGCTTCTTTTCATTTAAAAGTAATCCGCACATTTGATGCCTTAGTGACACAACAGCACCAAGAGAAACTCAGTGATAAGGTCCAAGCTGGCGTGATACTACTGGAATCGATGTCTAAAAGTTTAAATTTTTCGAATTCATCAAAATTAGGCGCTTATCAAAAATTACAGGCCATGGCGGGATTACCTGAATTAGCACCTGTGTATGCGATTGATGCACCAAGTGGATCTATGGATGGCTCCAGTCGTCCAACAGTTGCATTATCAACACTGATCAACAAACACAACCTACCTATTTCAGCACAGCAAGCCTATAAGCGATTAGCCGAACTAGGCATTGTTGAACGTCTATCACGCCCAAGCACGAAAACTGCTAGCAAAACGAAAGAGTTTTGGTCTGTTACGGCTAGAGGTTGTCAGTTTGGGAAGAACATGACCAGTCCTAGTAATCCTCGCGAAACCCAACCGCATTTCTTTGAGAGTAAAACGGATGAGTTGATTCGCATGGTGATGCTGAATAAACAGGTGAGTGCATGAAATTATTATTAACGCCTTATATTCAGCCAGAGCTTGGTGTTGTGCTACTTAAACCTGGTGCTGAATTACTCGAGCAATTTAAAAAGCATCACCGCGTGATTATTAGTGATGTGCCAAAAAGTTTAGATGTGTTGCCCTCAGGCGCATTAACGGGCGATGAACAGCCGATTTTAAACAATAAGCACATCATTCAATTTCTTAATAGTAAAAAAGTGATCCACACCATCGATAAAGTGGCACCGATGGACTCTTGGGTTATTAGTAATATCAAATACTGTCAGATTGATAACGATGAAGATAATTATCATCACCACGAGTTAGTAACGACCTTTAATGAAGCGGGAGTTATTCGCACTTGCTGGCATCACGATAATCATATTCGTCATTCATCAGCCGGTTGGGTTGCTGAATTAGCTCATAAAAATCGTATTAATTGGATGTTAGATACTATCCGTTTTCGTTTGAGATTAGATGGTGGCCACCAGCTGACAATACCTGATTTTTTCTCATTTGCAGTTATGCATAACTTGGTTGATGAATTGCCTGAACCAATATTACGCCAGATTTTAAATTGGTCAGATAAACAAGAGGAACGCAAAGTTCATGGTGGTTTTCCTGAAGCTGACATTATTCCAAGTAACGTGACAGCGCTATCAGCAATGAATGAGCGTTTAGATGCGATAAAGCCAGTTATTAAAATTGTTGTCGATCCAGAGCCACCAGCGTCATTTCTTCTTAAACCTAAAATGCAACGCTGGGAAAATACCAACTGGCTTCAATGGGTGAAAACTCAACCGTGTTGCGTGTGTGGGCAACAGGCTGATGATCCGCACCACATCATAGGTCATGGCATGGGAGGCATGGGTACTAAAGCTCACGACTTATTCACCATTCCATTGTGTCGTATTCATCATGACGAGTTACATCGAGACCCAAAACAATGGGAAGTTACTCACGGCAATCAACTCGAATTGTTATTTCATTTTTTAAACCGTTCATTAGGCATCGGTGCATTTATTTAACGTGTGTACGGCACGAGGAGTATTAAGCATGAGAGATATGCAGGAAGTTTTATCACGTTGGGGAGCGTGGTCGGCAGATAATACAGAGTCGGTCCAATGGTATTCGGTTGCTGCGGGATTTAGTGGATTAATACCAAGTAAAGTTAAAGCACGTCCTCAATGTTGTGAAGACGATGCAATAATTATTTCTAGTTGTATGGCGCAATTGAATAAAAAGAATAGTGATATGCATGACCTATTGCTTGATTACTATTTATTCGGAATGACATTTATGCAACTTGCTAACAAGCACAGTTGTTCTGATGGACATATAGGTAAAAAATTACAAAAAGCAGAAGGAATAATAGAAGGTATGTTAATGATGCTAGATGTTCCATTAGAGATGGATCGATATGTAGAAAAAATCATATAAAAACTTTACGTACGTAAAAATGATGATATTGTGATAAGACTGACATCAAGGTCAACTAGCTTATGAACCTCATTTAAAGTGAGGTTTTGTGTTTTTATTGGTTATTCTCTTTGTCTGCGCTTTTAATTTTTAAAATGAAATAGCTTCATATTAAATATGAAATAGTTTCAATATCCATTTTTTTTATTAATGCTATGTTTGGTAGCAAAATTCTTAATAAGAAAATATAGGATATATTGAATGAGCACTAACATCCCTCCATTTAAAGCTGATGTCGTTGGTAGTTACCTTCGACCTGAATATCTACATAAAGCGCGTAGCGATTATGCTAATGGCACTATTTCTAGCCATGAATTAAAAAAAATAGAAGATAAAGCGATCATTGAGTTAGTAGAAAAGCAGAAAAAAGCCGGATTACATGTTATTACCGATGGTGAGTTTCGTCGTAGCTGGTGGCATTTAGACTTTATGTGGGGATTAAACGGCGTTGAAAAAGCCTTTTTATCTAAAGGATATTCATTCGATGGTATTGAAACTCGTCCAGAGACGGCTCGATTAACAGGAAAAATATCTGGAAATAACCACCCTTTTATTGAACATTTTTCATTTTTGTTGAAATTTGCTGAGGATAATATTGTTCCTCGTTTAACGATCCCTGCACCAGCTCAATTTTTCAAAGAGCTTTATCGACCAGAGAATTTAGATAGCACTAATGCAATTTATCCTTCAAAAGATGAGTTAATTAACGATATTATTGGTGCTTATCAAGAATTCATAAAAGAGTTATATCTTGTAGGGTGTCGCAATTTGCAATTAGATGATTGTACTTGGGGCATGATGGTTGATTCTCGATATCACAATTCAGGTATTGCTGAGAGCGAAAGTGTAAATAGTTGCTCATGCCATTCAGATCATACTGTAATAAGCAATGATATAAACTCATTAGCGGAAACGCTTGTTTATTTGAATAATGAAGCTATTAAAAACGCACCATCAGATTTAGTGTTAACAACACATGTTTGCCGAGGTAATTATCGTTCTACATGGGCGGCTAGTGGTGGCTACGGACCGATTGCTGAGATCCTTTTTGGAAGAGAAAATGTATCAGCATATTATTTAGAGTTTGATACAGATAGAGCTGGTGATTTCTCTCCATTATCTTATGTTTCAGGTAACAAAAAAGTTGTTCTGGGATTAATTTCTTCCAAAATTGGCGAGTTAGAGGATAAACAAAAAGTAATAGAACGAATCTATGAAGCTAGTAAGTTCATACCATTAGATCGATTATGTTTAAGTACTCAATGTGGATTTGCATCAACTGAAGAAGGGAATGCATTAACTGAAGAGCAACAATGGGATAAAATCGCATTAGTAAAAGAGATTGCTCAAGAGGTCTGGAAAGATTAATCTCACAGACTGAAAACGTTATTACTCATAAGACTCTATATATCGTGAGATTATTGATAGTTTCTCAAAACCTCGTCTGGGCGGGGTTTTTTGTTATCTGGAGTTTATATGTATGACGAATTCGACAGATTCTAAATATCCAACTAGGGCTGACTTAGCTAAAGCCAGCCCTTACACTGAGCGCGATAAATTGTCAGAAGAAGAGCGTGAAGAAAGAAGTCAGAAGTTTAATGATTCTCTATTTTTCGGTAATGGGTATCTCAAACTTTAATTCCCCCGAATTCGAGGGTGTTACCTTTATTGATGAGGGTATCATAGTTTAAGTTATTGATATTGTTCCGATGTCGGAATTCCGATATCGCTATTTCAACCTGTAAGTAATTCTTACAAGTTCACATATTCGATTATTCCGAACAGTTTATTCAGAAGATCGCTTAGGCGGTCTTTTTTATTATCTAAAATAAGGAACGAAATTATGTACGCACTTAAATTAATTACTGAACGTGAAGGTCGTAAAGTGGAAGAAGTCCACTGCTTAGGAGAAATGTACCGCCTAGAGTTTTACCCAGAATCAGAAAATAAAGATATCGTGGCGCGGGTTGAACACACAAAGAAAGATGCTATCCCTTCATTTGATATTAAGCGTACAGATCATGCTTACATTACGACAGTAACAGGTGATACTGTTCGGGTTATTTCCAGAGGCAGAAAAGCTTGCCAGTAAGGTCATTTCGGTGGCTTTTTTTATTTCTACCATTTTGTTGATATCACCGAAATGGTTTCGTATATGCTCCTTTAGTTTCAATATGGTAGAACGGCTATCTTCGGATGGACGGCTTGGGTTCGAATCCCGAAAGGAGCCTCACTTATGCCGACCACAGAATCAATCACAACACCTCACGTTCACACAAGAGCTGTGAGTCGGCGTTCTATTAACTAATTCCTCCAAATAAGGGGGTGAGTATGAATCATATGAAAGAAACCCCTGAATTTTGGGCTCAAGTATTCCAAGTTATCGACGCCCATAAGGAACAAGGCATTAGCGCAGCGCTAGCAACTAGCATGGCTATTCTACGTGGTAAATACAACGGAGGTGGCTGGAAGAAAACGTTATTTGATGGTGCTATGTGTGCGTTGTTTGCATGGTTTGTAAAAGACCTCTTGACGCTACTTGGCCTTAATCATGAATTGGCATATCTGGCTAGTGTATTCATTGGGTATGTCGGTGTGGATGGATTAAGTAAACTCATTAAGGGTAAGGCAGGGCTGAAAAATGACTAGACCCGCACGCGGTGAACGCAATAACAACCCAGGCAACATTGACTATAACCCACGTAATAAATGGAAAGGTTTAGTCGGAATTGAAACGGGAGTTCCTAACCCTCGATTCTGTGTCTTTGAGTCGCCTGAGTATGGCATCAGAGCAATTTATAAACTAACTCAAACATATCAACGTAAATATGGTTTGAACTCAGTATCAGCAATTATTAATAAGTATGCACCGCCAGTTGAGAACAACACGAATGGTTATGTTAGCCGTGCATCAAAAGAGATTGGTGTTGGTATTAATGACAAGATAGATACTCAATCAAAGTCAGTTGCTATCTCTTTAGCAAAAGCAATCGTGGGCGTTGAGTTGGGCTATCAACCGTATTCACAAAAAGTCTTTGAAGATGCTTGGTTGTTACTTTAACTCAATAATTAATCCTATCTCATAGCCTCGCATTTGCGGGGCTTTTTTGTATCCACGTTTTACGCACACCGAAAGTGCAAATCACATCGAGCCAATATTTAGGTAATGAGCCTTTGAGGGGATCAGTTAAAGCTGGTGTCGCTTCGATGGGCTGATTTCCTATTTCGGCAAAGGTTCATTACTAAATAAGGTAGACACTATGACTAATACAATTACTGTTCCATTTTATGATAACGAGCTTTATGTTGTTGAGCATAACAATGAGCCGTATGTTCCCATGAAGCCAATAATTGAAGGTATGGGATTAAATTGGGCATCACAGTTTACTAAGTTAAAAAAACGCTTTAGTAAAGGTATTGTGGAAATCGCAATACCTTCTAAGGGTGGTGAGCAATCAATGATTTGCCTACAACTTAGAAAACTTTCAGCTTGGATGCTGACTATTTACCCTAACAAAGTTAAACCTGAAATTAGAGGTAACGTTATTCGATTTCAGGATGAATGCGATGATGTCCTTTATCAATATTGGACAGAAGGGGTGGTTGTTAACCCTCGCAAGTTAAGCGTGATGGAACAACTCAATGAAGCTTGTGCTGATTTTAAAAGAGATGAAGCGATTGCGAGTAAGTTTGGCAAAGGGTTAAACGCTTGGAAGGATGTTAAGCCTCAACATGAAAATAAAATTCAGAGCCTAAAAGAAAAAGCAGGGGAAATGGTACTTGATTTTATTTTGATGGAAACGGGTAAAGGTAAAATAACGAGGGGTAGTTGTGAATAAGTTAAAGCCCTGGTTTCCCATTTTATTATGGGGAGCTTTGTGTGTTGCTCTATTCTTTTCAACCAAAGAAATGATTGAGCTTGGTAAAGAGAATAAAGAGCTAAAGAAAACAAACGACTCTCTTGTGGTTGAAATGGCCGATTACGAAAAGCGCATTAACTCACTTCATGAACTTGATACAACACACACGATGGAACTCACAAATGCAAAAGCTGAAATTGATAGGTTGCGCGTTAGTGCTGGGCGCAACCCTGAACGGGTGTACATCAAAGCCGAATGTCCAAAGAGCGCTACCACTTCCACCTCCGGCGTGGCTAATGCAACCACCGCCCGACCTACTGACACCGCTATCAGAAATTATTGGTTACTCCGAGAGCGAATTGCAGAATCAGAGCAAGTGATATTGGGATTACAGGATTATATTAGGACGGAGTGTGTGAACTAAAAAAAGCCCTACGTAGGGTACGAGGGCTAAAATAAACCAAGTTGAAAAATATCAATCTTTAATTAGTATAGTATACGTAACTAAATATACTCATAGTACAAGAATAAAAATATTACTTTTAATTTTAACTGGAATTCTCTTTGTTAATTAATCCGTAAACTTATTACATTAGTTATCAAATAATATGTTTTTGTTTATGTTGAAATAAAATTTAAGTGTAATAATAATTATTAGATTACTTAACTATAAGGGTATTTATGTTCAATCATAGAATAATAAAATGCTTCTTTGGAGTTTGATGCCATCAATCCTTGATATATGCAAAATGGCACTTCATTATACTGATGTTTTTCCCCACATTTGAAATTAATTGCTAATGTTTTACTGTGGTAATCGTAAGCAACAGAGATGATGTTAGACGATGAAATATAAATTTTATCCATTAGAGTAAGCTCTATTAGGTAAATGTAATAAATGAAAAATAGGTTTTTGACCTTAGCTATTGTTAATCTTAGTAGAAATATTAAATTAGTTTTATGTGATAATGGAAAAGTAATGGAATTTATTATTTGTGTGAAGTTAATCACAATAAAGATATGGAATACTTAGAATAAAAAAAGCCCAGCATTAAGCATGGGCAAACTAACAAGATGTCAATCAAAGTATAGCGATGTTTGTTTAGTATAGATTAAATAAGTGTATATACCAGTTTACTGTTGTTAATTATCTAATTTTAATTAATTGACATAAAACAAGATGACTATACAGGGGTAAACTGGGCAGAGACTGAATTAATAGGGCAATTACTAATAGAGCGCTATTTAGGAAATTATTTAGTAGGTAGTTACCAGATCTCTTCATCAGCGGAGTATGGTTAAAAAAAAGGCCCTAAAGGGCCAAACACAAAAAGGCATGAAAAATAATCAATCAAAGTGTGAGTACAAATACTACATTAGAAAAATATTAAATAAAGTAACAAAGTGTAAGAATAAAAAAATACTTCTCCGTAAATTAAATTTAAGTAAAAAAAAGCCCACATACATGGGCAAAACTAACGAACCACAAAGTAATAGGGGGGAGAGATATTCTTTTAGTATAATCAAAGAAAGGAGAAATACTATTTTAATGTTATTAAATATTTTGTTTTATGTTAATCATTTGAATCTATGTTACTGAACCTGTTAGGTGTTATGTAGCTGGCATTATTGAGTTAATACAAAAATAAAAGTTAAACACCAAATGTGCCTCAAGTTATGAATGAACTAAATAACAGAACGTGGTGCAGTCAGAAGTAAAGTCGGGAAATCCCGCCTTTAAAATCAAAGGGGATTATCCTCCTCTTTAAAATGGCAAATATCTGCCCTTTAAATTATAGGAGATAACATGCCACCTCGCATACCTCGCGCATGTCGTAAACAGGGATGCGCCAAGACAACAACAGAACGTAACGGTTACTGTGAAGAACATCAGAACTTAGGATGGGAAACCCACCAGCGCGGTAAGTCTCGTCATCAACGTGGTTATGGTACCCAATGGGATAAGCTACGAGCACGCATACTCAAGCGTGATAAGTATCTGTGTCAGGAGTGTCTGAGAGCAGGACGAGCCACTGAAGCAAAAACGGTTGACCACATCATTGCTAAAGCACATGGGGGTACCGATGCAGAAGATAACCTACAAAGCCTGTGCTGGCCCTGTCATAGAACTAAGACAGCAAAGGAAGGGAAATAATTCCGTAGCTTAAAGCAACCCTATTATTCATAGGGGAGGGGCGGGTAAAATCCCTACCACTCTCGCCACCTAGGACCGCCCCCTTACCTCTTTTCACATCACCGCAGGTTAGAAAACTTTTTTTGGGGAACCCCAAGCAATTATTGATAGGAGATTTCTATTATGGCTGGACCGCCTAAAACCCCGTCACATCTGCAATTGGTGAGGGGGAACCCATCAAAACGACCGATTAATAAAAAAGAGCCAAAACCGCCAAAAGGGGTACCCCCAACTCCGAAGCATTTCACTAAGCAAGGTAAGTATTGGTTTAAGCGTATTGCTGAAGAACTTGATGCAATGGGTGTCATGAGTCAGATGGATGCTAAGGCATTGGAGTTACTCGTCGAAGCTTACACTGAATATCGACATCATTGTGATGTTCTCGATGAAGAAGGCTATACCTACAAAAACAATACAGAAAGTGGATTGATGATAAAGGCGCATCCATCCGCTGCAATGAAGGCCGATGCATGGAAACGTATTCGTGCCATGTTAAGTGAATTTGGTATGACTCCCGCTTCTCGAGCAAAAGTCACGATGAACACTCCCGCCGAAGAAGATCCTTTTGAGGCATTTTTGAAAAAGCGCAAATGATGAATGGCAATCGTAGCAGATGGAATTCAGTACGCCGAACAGGTGGTTGCTGGAGAAATTGTTGCGTGCGAACTGGTACGTTTAGCGTGCCAACGGTTTTTGAATGATTTAGAGCATGGGCCTGAGCGTGGCATCTATTTCATTGAAGATCGCGCACAGCACATACTTGATTTTTATAGTTTTATTCCTCATGTCAAAGGAGCATTAGCGGGTAAACCCATTGATTTAATGCCTTGGCATGTATTTATCTTAATTAATATTTTTGGCTTTGTTATTCCGTTAATTGATGAACAAACGGGTAAAAAAGTTGTAGATGAAGACGGTGATGTTGTCTTTGTCCGTCGTTTTCGCACAGCTTACAACGAAGTTGCACGTAAAAACGCAAAATCCACATTGTCATCAGGTATTGGGCTTTATATGACCGGTGCTGATGGTGAAGGTGGTGCCGAAGTTTACTCTGCAGCTACGACGCGTGATCAGGCTCGTATCGTATTTGAAGATGCGAAGAATATGCTGAAGAAGTCCAAAGCGACACTAGGTCGTTTATTTGAATTTAATAAACTCGCTATCTATCAAGAAAGAACCGCCTCTAAGTTTGAACCTCTTTCCAGTGATGCCAATAACCTTGATGGTTTAAATATTCACTGCGGTATTGTTGATGAATTGCATGCACACAAAACTCGTGATGTGTGGGATGTATTAGAAACTGCCACCGGTGCGCGTCTGCAGTCTCTTCTTTTTGGGATCACCACGGCGGGTTTTAATAAAGAGGGAATTTGTTACGAACTACGGGATTACGGTATTAAAGTGCTTCGTGGCCAAGTGGATGATGACTCGTTTTTCGCGATTATTTATACCTTAGATAAGGACGATGATCCCTTTAATGAAACCGTATGGCAAAAAGCGAATCCGGGTCTCGGTGTTTGTAAGCGCTGGGATGATTTACGCCGTTTAGCCAAGAAAGCCAAAGAGCAGGTTTCTGCACGGATTAACTTCTTCACCAAACACATGAATATTTGGGTCACGGCTGAATCTTCATGGATGGATATGATGAAGTGGGATAGTGCTCCTGAACTCGCATCACAACAGGAATTACAAACTTATCCGTTATGGGTCGGTGTTGACCTTGCTAATAAAATTGATATTTGTGCGGCAGCTAAAGTATGGAAACAGCCTGATAACGGTCATGTTCATGCTGATTTTAAGTTTTGGTTACCCGAAGACCGACTTGAGCGTTGTTCTAAACAAATGGCGGAGCTTTACCGCAAATGGGCTGATATGGGGTATCTCGAATTAACTGATGGTGAAGTTGTCGATCATGCTCAAATTAAAGAAGAAATCATTGAATGGGTGACTGGCGAGAACTTAAACGAACTGGGTTTTGACCCGTGGAGTGCGACACAATTTAGTTTATCACTGGCTGAAGAAGGGTTACCCCTTGTTGAGGTTGCTCAAACGGTGCGTAACTTTTCCGAGTCCATGAAAGAGATTGAAGCTCTGGTTTATGCGGGTAAGTTTCATCATGGTCAACACCCTGTTATGAACTGGATGATGTCGAACGTCACGGTTAAACCGGATAAAAATGACAATATTTTCCCTAATAAATCAACGCCTGAAGCCAAAATAGACGGCCCTGTTGCACTATTTACGGGTATGAGTCGATTATTGGTGAATGGTGGAGATCAGGAACAAAACCTCTCTGATGTCCTCGCTTCTCGAGGCTTACGCTCTCTCTAAGGAAATTTAATGAAATTTTTAACAATAACAGCCTTATTGGTTGGGATTGCGGGTGCCTTTTTGTTGTCATGGGGCGCTTGGTTAATCTACCTACCGATGGGCTATATTTGCGCGGGTTTATTGTGCCTTTTATGGTCATACCTTGTTTCAAGAGCGCTTGGACAACCTAGAAATAACAAGGAGGAATAATGTTTTTCCCTGGGTTATTTCAGAAATCTCAGAAAGAGATGACCTCATCAGAACTGAGTGAGTTAATTGGATTGTCTTATGACACTTATTCTGGTCGAAGAGTGAGTACACAACTCGCTATGCAACTGACTTCTGTATTTAGTTGTATTCGTGTTCTTGCAGAATCGGTAGGGATGTTGCCATGTTCTTTATATGAACAATTAGAAAGAGGAAATAAACGCGCCACCAAAGAACGGTTACACAAGTTACTGGCGGTTAAGCCCAATAATTACATGACACCACAAGAGCTTTGGGAGCTATTAATTGCCTGTTTGTGTTTAAGGGGGAATTTTTATGCTTATAAGGTGTACGCCCTAGGCGAAGTGGTTGAATTACTACCTCTCGATCCTAGTTGTGTCACGCCAAAATTAAATAGCCAATGGGAGCCTGAGTATCAGGTGACATTTCCAAATGGTAAAAGTGAAACACTGACACAGCAAGAAATCTGGCATGTGCGGATTTTTACTCTTGATGGTTTAGTGGGATTAAGTCCGATCGCCTATGCACGTCAAGCCATTGGTTTAGGATTAGCCACCGAAGAGCATGGTTCGCGTTTATTTGGAAACGGTGCGGTGACAAGTGGTGTATTACAAACGGATCAATATCTAAAAGATGATGCTTACGAAAGACTGAAATCTGACTTCGGTGAACGGCACCAAGGGTTAGCCAATGCACACAAACCGATGATTTTAGAAATGGGGTTGAAGTGGCAACAAATCAGTTTATCGGCTGAAGATGCGCAATTTCTTGAAACACGAAAGTTTCAGTTAGAGGAAATTTGCCGTATTTTTCGTGTTCCTCTCCATATGGTGCAAAACACCGATCGTGCCACATTCAATAACATTGAAAACTTGGGTATTGGTTTTATTAATTACTCACTTGTTCCCTACCTTATTCGTATAGAGCAACGCATTAATGCAGGACTAGTAAAAGCCAGTAAACAAGGCACTTTTTATGCCAAATTTAATACTGGTGCTTTATTACGTGGTGACATGAAATCGCGATTTGAAGCCTACTCAACAGGCATTAACTGGGGGATTTATTCGCCTAATGAATGTCGTGAACTCGAAGAGTTAAATCCTCGTGAGGGTGGTGATATTTATCTCACACCGATGAACATGACCACTAAGCCAGAAACCCAAAAACAAGAGGAGAAAGCGCATGCCGATGACGACCAAACAACGGCTTGATGTGCCATTGAAAATTAAGTCTGTTAGTGACTCTGGTGAGTTTGAAGGCTATGGCTCCGTTTTCGGGGTAAAAGACAGTTATGCCGATATTGTGATGCCGGGGGCTTTTCTTAATTCCCTGAGTCAGTGGAAAGAAAAAGGTACGTTACCTGCTTTACTTTGGCAACACCAAATGGCTGAGCCTATTGGTATTTATACCGAGATGAGAGAAGACAGCACCGGACTCTATGTAAAAGGTCGCCTGTTAATTGATGACGATCCTTTATCTAAACGTGCACATGCTCATATGAAGGCCGGATCACTCTCCGGCCTTTCTATTGGTTACATTCTTAAAGATTATGAATATGACCGCAGTAAAGATGCCTTTCTACTGAAAGAAATCGACCTATGGGAAGTCAGCTTAGTGACGTTTCCTTCCAATGATGAAGCGCGAGTCAGTGATGTGAAATCGGCATTTGCTCGTGGTGAATTACCTACACAAAAAAGTATTGAGCGAGTCCTGCGCGATGTTGGGCTTTCGCGAACACAAGCCAAGGCTTTTATGGCCAAAGGCTACGATGCACTTTCTCTGCGTGATGTTGAGCAAGAAGCATTAGAAACATTGAAATCTATTTTTAAATAATAAAGGAAAAATTATGGCTATTGATCATAAAGACGTCAGTGAAGTTGCGCAGGAATTAAAAGGTCAGTTTGATGAATTTAAAAAGTCGAATGATAAACGTATCGATGCAATTGAAGCTGAAAAAAGTAAGTTATCAGCAACCGTTGATACCTTAAATGAAAAATTATCAGAGCTGGATGAATTAAAAAGCAATTTAGAAGCGGAACTTGCTTCAGTAAAACGTCCAGATGGTAACGTGACGAATAAAGATGTCTCTGAGCATAAAACCGCGTTTGAATTATTTGTGCGTAAAGGTACAGATGATGGCCTTGCGGAATTAGAGCGTAAAGCAATGCAGGTCGGTTCAGATCCTGACGGCGGTTATGCGGTACCTGAAGAACTGGATCGTAATATCATTACGGCATTGCGTGATGAAGTGGTTATGCGCCAAGAGTGTAATGTGATTACGGTTGGCACAGAGAAGTTTAAACGCCTGATTAATCAAGGTGGCACTAATAGTGGATGGGTGGGTGAAGTGGATAAACGCCCTGAAACCAACACATCAAAACTCGCCTCTATTGAGCCTGTATGGGGAGAAATTTACGGCAACCCTGCTGCTACTCAAACTATGCTTGATGATGCCTTTTTTAATGTTGAGCAATTCATCACCAGTGAGTTAGCCACAGAATTTGCGGAGCAGGAAGAAGCGGTATTTACCCACGGTGACGGTATTAAAAAGCCTAAAGGCCTGTTGGCATACGGCAGTGACGATAAAGGCGATAAAGAGCGTGAGTGGGGTAAGTTACAGCATTTGTTATTGAAAAAACCAACAGAAATCACTGCGGATGAAATCATGAAATTGATTTACACCATGCGAAAGGTTTATCGTACAGGTGCTAAATTTATGATGAATAACAATACATTATTCCAAGTTCGTACACTGAAAGATGCTCAAGGTAATTATTTGTGGCAACCCGGTCTGCAATTAGGGCAACCTTCAGCATTATTAGGGTATGGCATTGCAGAAAATGAGCAATTTGCTGATGTCTCTGCTGATGCTGTGCCGATTGCTTTTGGTAACTTCAATCGCTGTTACACCATTCTTGATCGTATTGGTGTTCGTATGTTACGTGACCCATACACCAACAAACCGTTTGTACATTTCTATACGACGAAACGCGTTGGTTCTATGTTGGTTGACAGTAATGCGGTGAAGTTACTGAAAGCGGGAGCCACTAAATAATCTGAGTTTATGTATCTCAGTTTCATATATACCGCTTAATTGCGGTTTTTTTATGCCTGCGATCGAGATAGGTCGCAGGATTTATTGGAGGTTTCATGGCATTTCCAACTATCGATGAATTGAAACGCCAATGTTATATCGATGGTGATCAGGATGATGATTTGCTTCAACAAAATCTATCGTCAGCGATAGCCGAAGTGGAAAGATTAACAAACCGAAAATTGTATGATGATGAAATACCTGAAAATGATCATTATGGCTTACTTCTTTCCGAAGATATAAAAATAAGGCTCATGCAAATGGTCGGTTTTTGGTATGAGAATCGTGAAGGTCAATCACTCCCCGAGTCGCTATGTAATGCATTGCGTGAATATCGTATCAGACCTATGCGAGGGCAATCATGAAAGCAGGAAGATTGCGCCAAACTGTCATATTTCAACAGAACGTACCCATTAAATTACCTTCAGGGCAACTTAAAAAAGAGTGGGTTGATATCGCTTCAGTGCGATGCGAAGTAAAACATCTTTCTGGTCGTGAGCTGATATCAGCTAATGCTGAAATGTCAGAGGTTACTGTTAGAGTGTGGATGCGTTATCGATCCGATATTAACAGTACCTGCAGAATGGTTTGGCGTGAGCAAATTTATGACATTCAGTCAGTCATCCCTGATGGGAAATTGACTCGATTAGAATTGCTATGCAAACAAGGAGTTAAACAATCATGAATTTGGATTTCTCCGATCTACTCGACTTATCAAGAGAGTTAGATGTTTTAAGTCGAGCTGAAAGTCATCAAGCGATGCGAAAAGCAACCAATGCGGCCGCGACGTTATTACGTGATGAAATTAGAACGTCCGCACCACGAAAGACGGGAAAATTAGCACGAAATATAGTGACCCGTAATCACAGAATGCGCAATAAAGGCGAGGTTTCTTCGGGCGTTTATGTTCGAGGGAGTAACGCATCAGGCACAAACAGTGATACATCCATGAAAAGTGATCATCCTAATAATGCCTTTTATTGGCGCTTTCTTGAAGAGGGTACTTCTAAAATGGCGCCAAGGCCTTTTATACGTCCTACTTTTGATCGTGAATCGGATAAGGCAGCCAATTTAGCCATTAGCGAATTAAATAGAGCGATTGATGAGGCGCTAGGAAAATGACAGAGGCGGATATCTACGCAATTTTATCTCCTGTATTACCTGATAAAGTTTTTCCGTATGTCGCTCCACAATCAAGCCCTGCAATAACAGCGCCTTGGTGTGCCTTCTCTTTGTACGATGTCAAAGGCGATGTACTGAAGGGGCAAGCCGAAACGATGACAAATATTCAGGTTGATGTTTATGCCGATACGATTGATGAGGCGAGAACGCTTCGCTTGTTATTTGCTAATGCCTTAACAAAATTAAGCCCTGTTGAAATTTCAGAGAAACAAGACTACGAGCCAGATACAGGATTGTTTAGAGCAACATTTGAGTGCCAAGTTTGGCAATAGCATCGCCTTATTATTCACACTAAAGCCACCTTCGGGTGGTTTTTTTATGCCAATAGGAAATGATCATGTCTAGTAAATATGAAAAAACACAAGGCACTAAAATCAGTGTCTCGAAATTACCCGCAACAGAAGTTAACCCAGCTGATGCGGTATTTTTAGGGATTTCTTGCTCAACAAAAGAGATCAGTTATACCGGTGGGCAGAAATCAGATATTGATGTCACCACGCTCTGCTCTGAGGAGCAAGAAGTTACCAATGGATTATCCGCACCTGCAGAGCTCACCATTAATGGTAATTTCACCGATGATGAAGGGCAAGAAACATTACGTACCGCGTATGAAAATGATGAAGTTCATGCATTTAAAGTGGAGTTCCCTTCGGGTATTGGCTATACATTTTTAGCCGAAGTACGTCAAAACAGTTGGAGTGTTTCTACTTCGGGTGTGGTTTCTGCTTCATTTACCCTACGTTTAAAAGGTAAATCTAAGCCGATTAAAAACGGGACTGTTAATTTAAATAAAGGTAGCGAATAACCATGAAAAAACCGTCATTAAAATCACTGGCTTTAAGTGAAAAGAATGCCTTTCGCACAAAGAAAGTGAATGTTGCTGAATGGGAAAATGCGGTTGTTATGCTTCGTGAGCCGTCATCACCTGCGTGGATGAAATGGCGTGAAATTATTCATCATGATAATGCAGAGGATGAACATTCGTTATCTGACATTGAAATTGCACAACGTAATTTACGTGCCGATGTTGTGATGTTTATTGATGTGTTGCGTGATGAAAACGGGGATGTCGTTTTTGATGAATCAGACATCAACGATGTGATGGCTATTTATGGCCCTGTGCATTCTCGTTTATTAAAACAAGCGCTCGATTTAACTATTTCGGTTGATGATGCAGAAAAAAAGTAGCCCAGCCTGATACTTTCTTTTTAATGACATTGGCGCTCCGCATGGGGCGCACTCTTGATGAACTCACTCGCCAAATGAGCTTGAGTGAACTTCGGATGTGGATGGCTTTTGATCGCATTAATCCCATCGGTGATATTCGCAGTGATATTCAAACAGCACATATCGTTTCTTCTATTTATCACTCTCAAGGCGGTAAATGCACGCTTTCTGATGTGCTTTTACGCTGGGATCCCAAAGCAACTCAAGAAAGTGATGATAGTTCTAATGGGTTAGAGAATTTCTTTCAGTCTATTTCAGAAAATTAATTATTTTTGCGAGGATAAAATGGCAAAACTGCGTGAACTGATTATTAAAATTTCTGCTAATTCTTCCTCGTTTCAATCTGAAATAGCGCGGGCTTCGCGTATGGGAGAAAACTATTATCGGATCATTGAGCAAGGCGGGAGACGTGCCAGTGGTGCATCTCGTGAAATGCAACGCGCTATTCATGATCTAAATGGTGAATTATCGTCCATTAAAAATACTGTATCAGGCGTTGCGGGTGCATTTGCAGGAGCTTTTGCAACACAGCAACTTATCAATTATGCAGACACATGGAGTCAACTCAGCGGTCGATTAAAATTAGCGTCTACCTCGCTGGAAGATTTTAAACAAGCACAGCAAGAGTTAATGACGTTGAGCCAAAGAACGGGCACATCGATTGCAGCGAATACGAATCTATACAGCCGTGTTGCACAATCCATGCGTGATGCGGGTTATGCCTCAAGTGATGTTGTGAAAGTTACCGAAACCATTGCAACTTCATTAAAACTCTCTGGCGCCAGTGCTGAAGAAACCAGCTCTGTTATTACACAGCTAAGCCAAGCATTAGGTTCGGGTGTTCTTCGTGGTGAAGAGTTTAATGCTGTCATAGAGAATGGTGGTCGATTAGCAAAAATGCTGGCTGATGGTATGGGAACGACGATTGGTGGTCTGCGTGAAATGTCGCAAAATGGACTGCTCACGATGGATAAAATTGTTCCTATCCTGACGAATACGCAACAGTTACGAGCCGAGTTTGAGCAATTGCCAGCCACGGTAAGTGGGTCTGCACAGAAGATTGAAAATGCGTTCATGGCATGGATTGGCAATGTTAATGAAACATCAGGCGCTACTCGCACACTATCAACCGCAATGGAGGGGATCGCGAACAATATTGATGGTATAGCCTCTGTTTCTGGCGTGTTAATTGGCCTAGGTCTGGCGCGTTATTTTGGTGGGTTAACAACAAGTGTGGCAAATGCAACCATTGGGGTTGCGCGTGCAACAAAAAATGAAATCGCCTTAGCTCAAGCTCAGTTACAAGGTATTAAAATATCAACGGCTCGAGCAAGGGCAGCAGTCTATCGAGCACAGCAAGCTAGAGCTTCAGCACAAAGTGCTGAGCAACAAGCATTGGCTGAGCGTCGATTAGCTTCAGCGCAAGCAACATTAAATCGAAATATATCAGCAAGGCGTACTGCTCAAGAGAATCTTAATCGAATCACATCGACAGGATCTCGATTAATGAGCGGTGCTATGGGGCTAATAGGTGGGATCCCCGGACTTGTTATGGCAGGTGCTTCTGCTTGGTACATTATGTATCAGAATCAAGAGGAAGCGCGGCGTTCTGCTCGGGAATATGCCGAAACTATTAATCAGGTACAAGAGAATTTAAGAAAGATGTCTCTTCCTGATGTATCTGACAATTACGATAAAACGAACGATTCACTCACTGAACAAAATAGGCTAGTTACAGAGCAAAAAGGTAAAGTTGATGATCTAGAGAAACAAATTAGAGGTTACCAGCAGATACTTGCATCACCTGGTCCTAAGATGGGTGATTTCATGATAAATCATCTAACTAGTGAAGCTGATGTTGTTAATCAATTAGCTGAAGCTGAAAAAGATCTTGCAGCAGAAAAAGAACGCCTCATTCAAATGCAAGAGAAATCGACGGGAATTCAGTCTGCATTAAAAAACATTGAAGAACAACGAGTATTTTTAATTCGACAACAGGCTTCAGAGCAAAACAAAGCTCATCAAGCCTTGTTGTTTATGAATGCTGAGCAAACGAAGTTCAATCAGATCATGAATATTGGTAACAACATGCTCGCTACTCGGCAGGCACTAGTCAATATTCCTATGCGTATTCCTAATGCACCACTAGATGATAAACAGCAGACGCTAATAAATAACTCTGAACGAGAGAAAATTCTATCTTCATTAACGGGTGAAGCTAAAGTTATTAAACAAGCCGAATTTTCTGCCGATGATGTGGGGTTAACCAACACGCCTGAGCATGCCGAAAATCGCCAGAAATATATTAATAACCTAGTGACTGCTTTTCAAAATCGAGAAAAGCTAAATGAATCTCTTCAAACAGGAAAGGCAACACAAAGCGCCTATGAAAAGGCGCAAAAAGAAGCAGAAAGAACCGCAGAACAATATGAGCGGAAGATAGCAGATTTAAGTGTGGCAACAGAGGTTCAGAAGGTTAGAGCTTCACAAGGCGAAAAAGCCGCCTCTCTTTATGCAGCATCACATGAAAATGGGGCTAAATGGACGGATAAGCAAAGAGAAGCAATTGAACGCTCATCTATTGCTCTCGCAGAATGGACGCAAAAAGCAGATGATGCCGTCAAAAAGCATCGTGATATGGAAGACGCTCGCAAAAAACTGCAAGAAGCCACGGTCAAATTTAACGATGAAGCTACGTTAGCGACTCAAACCAATAGCATGAGTTCAAGAGAAAAAAGCTACTTTGAAGAAAGCCAGCAAATAGACCGTATCTACAATGAATCTGCAAAGAAAACAGAAGATATTGAAGCCAGATCTAAAGCATTAGATGCATTGGAAAATAAATATCGAAGTATTGCTCTCGCTGAATCTGACTGGACCGCAGGAATAACACGTGGAATGAAAGATTGGGTTCAAGAAAGCAGTAACTACGCTACTCAAACAGCCTCTGTTGTTCAAAATGCAATGGGAGGAATGGTTGACACGATCAGCGATAAATTAAATGGCAATAAAGCCAGCTGGAAAGATTGGTCTGTTAGCGTGTTGAAATCTATTCAGAATGTACTCATTAATGCGGCAATCGTGAATAGCCTTAATACAATGGCCGGTGCTGGTGGTTGGATGGGCGCTGTTGGTGGATTTTTAGGTGGTGTTGCCCACGCTAAAGGTGGGGTACATAGTTCAGAAAGCCTTGGTTCTTATAGTAATCAAATCGTTAGCTCACCCACGTATTTTGCCTTTGCTAAGGGGGGCGCGCCTAATCTCGGACTCATGGGCGAGGCAGGGAGTGAGGCTATAATGCCATTAACTCGAACTGCAGATGGCAACTTAGGGGTTAGAGTTGTTGGTGGTAATAATCAAGGCGCTCCTTCAGCACCACAGGTTTACATTACCATTGACGGTAACGGTAATTCAGAAACTCAATCAACGAATGGATTCGAGCAGTTTGGTGCGGAGATTGGCCGATTTGTTGATAGCCGTTACCGAGAGTTAATGTCTAAAGATATTAGGCCGGGTGGTTTAATTTGGAATGCAACTCGAGGAGGCCGTTAAAAATGGAAACATTCACTTGGTGTCCGCGTGTAAATCCGACTGAAGATGTCTCTTACAACACAAGGAAAGTCAAGTTTGGGGATGGTTATGAACAAGTTTCTGGCAATGGTTTAAATTCACGCAGTCAGAAATGGTCAATGGAGTTTGTGGGTGATGAAAATTATATTTCAGCTATTCGTCACTTTATTGATAAACACGCAGGAATAAAGTCATTTTTCTGGAAACCGCCTCTTGAGCCACTTGGATTGTATCGTTGTGATGAACACAAACTCATTCCGAACGGTGCAGGAAATTACACCCTTTCTTTGGTTTTTATTCAGGCATTTAAATCATGATCACAGCCGATTATCAAAAATTAGAGCCGGGCAATACTGTCCGGCTTTTTGAAGTTGATGGTACAGAATTTGGTGTTCCTAATATTCTGAGATTCCATGCATACAATATTCCCATCACGGAAGAGGAAATGCAAAAGGCTAAAGGAGAAATAGAGGCTAAGTCCATTTGGTGGCAAGGGAATGAATATGGGGCATGGCCAGTTCAAATAGAAGGGTTAGAGTCCTCTACAACGGGATCTAGTGCTAATCCTAAATTGTCAGTGGCTAATTTAGATAGCTCAATAACCGCATTATGCCTGCATTATGATGATATGTTGAAAGCAAAAGTGGTTATTCACGATACACTTTCTCATTATCTCGATGCAGAAAATTTTAGTGATGGAAATGCTTCTGCAGATCCTACCCAAGAGCGAGTGTCTGTCTTTTATATTGATAGTAAAAGTGCAGAAATAAATGAATTTGTTGAATTTACACTGGCGAGTCCAATGGATTTACAAGGTGTGATGATACCTACTCGGCAACTACATTCAATGTGTACGTGGTGTTTACGTGGGCAATATAAATCGGGAGATGGGTGTGATTATGCAGGGCAAAATGGTTATTTTGATAAACAGGGTAATCCTGTTGACGATCCATCACTAGATAAGTGCAGTGGTTTATTGAAAACGGGGTGTGTACCGCGATTTGGTAAAAATAATCCTCTTCCTTTTGGTGGCTTTGTCGGAACCTCATTGTTACGGAAATAATAATGATGCAAAAGAAAATACGAAAGGCGATATTTTCTCATGCAAAAAAGGAATATCCCAAAGAAGCATGTGGCGTTATCGTACAAAAATCCAGAGTAAAGACATATTTACCTTGCGTAAATGTAGCTACAACACCTCAAGAACACTTCGTTATTTCTCCTCAAGAATATGCATTATGTGAAGACCAAGGCGTCGTTATTGGTATTGTTCATAGTCATCCAGATGCCACGACTCAACCTTCTGAGTTAGATCAGGCTCAATGTGATGCACTGGGTATCCCTTGGTATATTGTCAGTTACCCCGAGGGGGATTTTCGTGAAATTCTTCCTCGAGGCGAACTTCCTCTTATTGGCCGTCCATTTGTACTTGGTTTTACGGATTGTTGGGGCCTAATAATGAGTTATTTTAAGCAGACACATAATATTGTATTACCTGATTATCGTGTTGATTATCCGTGGTGGGAGCAAGGTGAGGATCGCTATATGGATAATTGGCAAGAAGCGGGGTTTGTAAAAGTAGAAGGTGAACCACAAGCAGGTGATATGGTTGTTATGCAGGTTCAATCCAATGTTGCAAATCATGCCGGTATTATTCTGGATGATGGTATGTTGTTGCATCACCTTTATGGGCGATTAAGCCAACGAGTTCCTTATGGTGGTTATTGGCGAGATAGAACAATTATTATATTGCGTCATTTATCATTAATTAAATAAAAAGTATTTATTTCTATATTTGCCTTTCATTCTTATTATCAAATTATTAACATGTTCACGTTTAATTATAAAAACTGATATGGAGTGATAATGAAAAAATTTGGTTTTTTTACATTTGCTATTGGTGTTATCAGTATAATTATCGGATTGATAATATTAATGAATATTAAAACGGAATATGATTCTGTTAGATTATTTCCTAATGCAGTAGTTTCTATGTCCATCGGTTGTTTTTTAACTTTAATAGGCTCTATTTTTGCAGGCTGTGGCGCTATTGTTGAAGAAATTAGAGGAGGTAAATCATCTCTTACTAATAATCAACAAATAAATAATCAATCAATTGAAAGTGAATTTTTTGATATAGGTAAATGGTCTGCTTCTAATTTTGTTATTAGAGGAAGTGATGGACTGAAATTTGATGAAGAAGCAGTAACTAAATTTGTCGAAGAAATGAAAAAATCAAAACCTGCATATAACGGAGCACAGTTAATAGCATTTTATAAGATGGATATAAACGCTATAACAAACGGTTTTCCAGAATCATTAAGATCAAAATTTACTGAAGATTTTGAAAATAAAGTAAATCATTAATCATTCAAACATCTTAAATATAACCCGCCAAGTGCGGGTTTTTTTATGGAGTTTTTATGCAAGAAGAAAAAATGGTAACAATAGAGTTAAGCGGAATATTAGGCAAAACATTTGGTAAAACTCATCAGCGCATAATTACGACAACATCAGAAGCAATCAGAGCACTTTGTTGTACCTTAAATGGATTTGAACAGTATTTAAATACCAGTAAATCACGTGGATTAACATACGCTGTATTTAAAGGGAAAAAGAATATTGGTGTTGATGATCTTAATTTCCCGATATCAGAAGAAATTATTCGTATCGTTCCCATTGTGATGGGGAGCAAAAGAGGTGGTGTTTTTCAGACTATTTTTGGTGCCGTCCTTGTTGCTGCCGCTATATGGCTACCTTGGGGTTCCGCATTATGGGCCAGTAACCTTTTATTTGCTGTTGGCGCATCAGTCGCTATTGGCGGTGTTATTCAAATGCTTTCACCTCAACCGAAAGGTCTTGCAATGCAAGATCAGGGCGAAAACAAACCTTCGTATGCATTTGGCTCTCCTACTAATATCGTTTCTCAAGGTTACCCTGTGCCAGTGCTGTATGGCGAAAGAACTATTGGTGGTGCCATCATTTCTGCCGGTATTTATGTAGAAGATCAGCAATAAATCTATTTGGAATAATCTAATGAGAAAAACAATTCACGGTCAAAAAGGGGGCGGTGGTAGTCCTCGTGTGCCTGTTGAGCAACCTGATGATTTACAATCTATTGCTAAAGCAAAGTTACTCATTGCCTTGGGTGAGGGAGAGTTTGCAGGAGAGTTAACGGCACAAAATATCTTTCTTGATGGCACACCGTTAGAAGACACTGAAGGAAATGCAAATTTTAGTGGTGTGACGTGGGATTTTAGACCAGGCACACAAGCACAGACTTATATTCAAGGATTACCTAGCGCTGAAAATGAGATCAATGTTGGTTCAACGATTTCGAGTAAAACACCGTGGGTTCACACATTTACCAATTCACAATTATCGGCTATTCGGGTTCGTCTAAAGTGGCCTTCATTATTCAAGCAAGAAGATAATGGGGATTTGGTGGGTAATGAAGTTAAATACGCCATTGATTTACAAACTGATGGTGGTAGTTGGAAAACCGTTATTGATAGTGCTGTGAAAGGAAAAACGACATCAGGTTATGAGAGAGCACACAGAATTGATTTACCTGAATCGACAACATCATGGTCACTACGTGTTAGAAAAGTCTCTAATGATGCTAATAGCAGTAAAATTGGTGATACGGTTGTTTTGCAAAGTTACACTGAAGTCATTGATGCTAAATTCACCTATCCTCATACAGCGTTACTTTATATTGAATTCGACTCTAAACAATTCAACGGCTCTATTCCGCAAATAACGTGCAAACCGAAAGGACGCATAATCCGAATACCTTCAAATTACAATCCTATTGATCGCACCTATGCGGGTGTGTGGGATGGTTCCTTTAAATGGGCATGGACCAATAATCCCGCATGGGTTTTCTACGATATTGTCATCTCCGATAGATTTGGTCTTGGACAACGAATAAATCAACAACAGATTGATAAATGGGAGTTATACCGTATAGCGCAGTATTGTGATCAATTGGTACCCGATGGGAAAGGTGGTGATGGCACCGAACCTCGTTATGTCTGTGATGTTTATGTGCAAGATAGAAATGAAGCGTATAACGTGTTACGTGACTTTGCGGCCATCTTTCGAGGAATGACCTATTGGGGGGGCGGTCAGATTGTGACATTAGCGGATATGCCTCGTGATATTGATTATAGCTATACCCGAGCCAATGTGATTGATGGCAAATTTATTTATTCAAGCAGTAGCAGTAAAGAAAAGTATTCCACAGCATTGGTTTCGTATTCAGATCCGCAGAATGGATATGCTGATGCAATGGAGCCAGTGTTTGAACCTGATTTAGTTTCTCGGTTTGGGTTTAATCAATTAGAAGTTACCGCAATTGGTTGCACCCGACAAAGTGAAGCAAACAGAAAAGGGCGCTGGGGAATACTGACAAACAATAAAGATAGAATGGTGACATTCTCTGTCGGGTTAGATGGGAACATTCCGCAACCTGGTTACATTATCGCTGTTGCTGATGAACTATTGTCAGGAAAAGTCACTGGCGGTCGAGTGAGTGCCATCAATGGCAGAAATATCACGTTAGATCGTGTTGCAAGTGCTGTGAGTGGTGATCGTTTAATTCTCAATCTTCCTTCAGGGCAATCGCAAGCAAGAACGATACAAACAGTATCAGGGAAAGTGATCACGGTTACAACGGAGTACAGTGAGACACCAGAGACAGAATGCGTTTGGGTTGTCGAATCAGAAGAGCTGTATGCACAACAATATCGCGTTGTTAGTGTTACAGAAAATGAATCTAATCAATTTACTATTACCGCCATTCAGCATGATCCCAGTAAATATGAACATGTTGATTCTGGCGCATTGATTGATGAAAGGCCCATTAGTGTTATTCCTCCTAATAACCAGCAAGCCCCGAAAAACATTGTCATCGACTCTTACTCCATTGTAAGCCAAGGCGTTAGCATTGAAACGATGCGAGCACAGTGGCCACAAGTTGAAAACGCAATCTCTTATGAAGCGCAATGGCGTAGAAACGAAGGTAACTGGGTCAATATGCCTCGTAGCTCCATTAACTCTATTGAGGTTCCTAATGTTTATTCCGGTCGATACTTAGTCCGTGTTCGAGCCATTAATGCTTCTGAGATCTCAAGCGGATGGGGATATTCTGAAGAAAAAACGTTAACCGGAAAAATAGGAAATCCACCAAAGCCGGTTAACTTTAGAGCGTCACCATTAGTCTTTGGCATTAAGTTAGACTGGGGATTTGGTGAAAACACCAGTGATACATTAAAAACTGAAATTCAGTACAGCAAAACGAATGATGGTGAAGGCCTGATGTTGTTATCTGATGTTCCTTACCCATCTAAAACCTATGAAATGGCGGGTTTGTCGGCAGGAGTGGCTTTTTATTTTAGAGCAAGGCTGGTGGATAAAACAGGCAATCAATCTGAGTGGACTGAGTTTATTCGGGGGGAATCGGAGTTTGATGTAGGTACGATATTGCCAGAGCTTGATGGGCACTTCATGTCATCAGAAGCCGGTCGGCAACTCAGTGAACGCTTGGGTTGGAATGCTGAGACAGCAATTATTCTTAGTAATGCTGACTCTCAACTATCACGCAGTTTGTTAGTGAAACACGGTCAATCACAAGCTGGGATCAAAGAGCTATGGCAAGTTCGTGCAACGGATAACGAAGCATGGGCGCAGGAAGTTAAAGAAATTTACTCTGCGGTTGGTGATAACACGTCTTCAATTAAAGAGACTCAAACGTCAATTACTGAGCTAAATAAAGCTTTCAGTCAAACAACTACGGAGATCCGCACAGAGTTAAAAACAACTAACCAAAATTTAGCTGACACCAACCAGAAGTTAGGCAATACAGATAAAGAAGTTGGTCGTATTCGTGCTGATGTTACGACGAATAAAGAGGCAATATCTGAAACAAATAAAGCTATGGCTAAATCAGAGGAGCAAGTGCAAGCCCAATTCGGCAAACAGCAGGGCATGATTAACCAAAAAATGCAGGCCGAGTTTAGTCAAACGGGCGACGGTGTTGTCACGCACTCAATCAATATCACGATTGTTCATAACAACGTGAAATATAACGCAGCAGGACAAGTTATTAGTGCTCAAGTTAAGAATGGCAAGCTTGAAAGTTTTATAGGCTATAACGCTAATAATTTCGCGTGGTATAACCCAGTAAACGGCAAGATGGAACTGTTTATGGCGGTTAAAAATGGACAGCTATTTGTTAGAGAGGCATTTATTGGTGATGCCACTATCACCAGTGCAAAAATTGCTGATGTATTGCAATCAACTAATTTCAGCAATGATAAAAAAATTGGCTATCAATTAAATATGCGCACAGGGGAGGAAATAAAATATGGAAATAACTCGCAGGGCTACTGGATTGAAACAAACGTATTAAAACGCTTGTTTGATAAAAACGGCACAATGCGGATCAGAATGGGGATGTGGTAATGGGGATGGGATTAGAAATTTATGATGAAAAAGGGCGGTTAATTATTGGTGAAGATACTATCATTCCTCGTTATTTAGGAAAGTTTGATTTGCCATTATCACAGTATGGTTCATTGATTATTCCTGAAATTTCATATGGTGGGGAAATAGTTTGCCACTTTTGGATCCGTTATCGCTCTATATTCTCTAACTCATTCCACAAGATGGGGCCAAATGAACGAACTAGTTATTCAGTGAGCGGGACTACGTTAAATTATCGTTGTGATTATAACGTTTATCGATGGGAGCAAAATGGAGGGGGAGGTGGGCAAACGCAGACAAATGATAGTTTTTCAAATCATGTAGTTGTATGGGCGGTGTAATATGATTGGTGCTGAAATATACACAAAAAATCGCTTAACTCAATTCACAGATAGTTTGGAGACGATGTGTGTTTTAAAGAAACTTCTTCCGTCTGAGGTAACGACAGCATCAGGCCCTTATGATGAGTTTCCCATTATTTATGCACTGAGTGGGCAGTGGTTAGTAGCGCCCATATCTAAAGTCGAAATTCCTACACATGGTGTTGGTTTTGAGGTGTATGACGCTGACGGTAAAGTAAAATTTTCATCATTGGCTAAGCTTGTCGCATTTGAAAAATATTATGATGTAAATATGGATTCTGCGGGTAAGGGAAAATTTCGAATTAATGGTAAAGCAGGGCATCGATATGGAATGATTCAAACGCGATCTCTAAGTTATTATCACAATACAAACATACGTAGTTATATTGATCCGGTCACTTGGGATGAGGTTTGGGCATTTAACAGATATATTGAACATTATGTTGTTATTGATGATTTAGGGGGGCTAACTTTTGAGTACAAATATGAATTTCTGGGTGAAGAAGATGGTTGGATTAGTATGCCACCCAGTAGGGAGGGCTCCGGATTAATGCAACAGGGTCTAATGATAGACGTTTCAATGCTCGAAGACTAAATACCGCATATTGCGGTTTTTTTATATCTAAATTCCAGGAATAAATAAAAATGATATACACAACAGGCACAGTCTCTACTGTGTCAGGGTCTGCTATTGTCAAAGGCACTGGCACTAAATTTAAAAATAATAATCCAGCCATTAATATTGGAATGACTATTTTAATTAAATCGGGGAATACTAATATTCCCTACATGATTAAATCCGTTAATTCCGACACTGAATTAGTATTAGCACAACCGGCATTAGCCACAGCAACTAACACAGCATTTTCAATTCATATCACTGAACCTGATAATAACAGCGACGCAGCTAGAACTATGGTCGCTATTAATAGTTATGTTGAGTATTTCCTTGATGCAATGAACACATGGATGACTCAAACTGGGCAGACAAAAATTGAAATGCCAAATGGTGAAGTTGTCACTCTCGATAGTATTAAAAAAATGCAGGGGGATATACAAAATAAGGCCGATAAATCAACGACAGCACTTCAACTATTTTCGGGTGGAGTGAGAGCTCCTTATGTAGATGCCATTCAAGGAAGTGATTATTTTGGTTTGAGGGCATTTAATAACATCCCATCGTTTTATGCTTCATTTAATGGAAAGGGCTATAACATAAATGTGCCAATCAAACAGGGTACAATGATGCTGGTTGGAGATTATGGTATCGGTGGGATCGCTCCAAGAGTCACTAATGATGAATTAAAAGGTACTCTATTCAGCCAATTTATGGCAATGGGAGCAGGGAGTGATTCAAATCATTTCGGTAGTTATGGTGGTGGTATATCAATAAAGCAGAGTGAAGATGCATCACTTCGAATGTTCGTTACGGGGAATGCTGATTTTATTGCTGAATATTATAGTAAAGGTGCAAATGTTGTTAGAAGTAACACAATGTGGGGAACTAGGAATACCACAACGGACCCTCAAGGGTTCATCAAAAAAGCTTCTCCAATCGTTAACATCAACTCCGATGGCACATTCATAACTAACGACGAATCAGAAGGCGCTACGGTTACTCGAGTATCTCAGGGTGAATATCTTATCGAAGGTGTGCTGGGTTTTAACTCAGATGCAGGATGGGGCGGTGTTGATGGCGGTATTGAAATTCCACTCGATGTAAATAAACAACCACTTATTTGGGTTAACTCTGAAGTTAATAAAGACGGTTCTATTCTCGTTAAAACGTATCACCGCACTCATCCTAATGCACCTAAGTTCGCCCGTAATGATATTGACAGCTATAATGATGGCGACCCAATTGATATCCCTGATGGTCGTTTTATTTCTGTTCGTGTACAGATGCCAGAGCAATCAATCTATAACGTGAGAATGCGTGAGATGGAAGAAGCGCAGAAAGCGGAAGAGGAACGCAGACAAAAAGAAGAGGAGATGAAAGCACAATTCGGGTTAGGTGAAAATGAAATACTATTATGATAGATGTATTATGATGAAATGAATTTTGGGTTTCATTATGGTTTATTTTTATTTACTTTTTATAGTGAAAATATTCACATATCTTATGTATACATAAGATTATTAATATATTAGCTCCCCACTCTTGAAGTGGGGTTTCTTTATTATCAATAAATTCTATCAAAATCTTCATCATTACTATCCAAAAAACAATTGAAGCGTTCTGATTCATTAGATATTCTAAAACATTTTTTCAATACATTTGCATTTCTATCATGTGTATTTTGGTATTGAATTTTCTCGCTCGGGGATAGTTCTGAATAAATAACTCGTTCTTGACATCCAGTGGAGAGTAATGACGTTAGTAATAATAAAGAATATCTCATGTTTTTATTTCTTTTAAATATTTAATAATAAATTGGTTAAAGATATAACCGCTATATCTAATAAATAGAATAACTATTAATTTTGTTCTTTACAAGTTATTTTAAATTAAAAATATAATTGGTTTTGTTTTCATTTTTACAACATTAAATTTAATGTGGCGTCTTTATTTTTTACTTATTAGTACATTGTTTACCTTCACCTTACATTCTTGAACAGCTTTAAATAAACTATTCATGTATTTATTAGCTTCATCAGATCCTCTTATGTATTCTTTTGTGTATAGTAAATCTTCTTTTTTTATATCTTTTAATTGTTCTTCATATAAACAATTACACATCTCACTCGTATAGATGGCATCATTTATGCATCTTTCGATATAGTAGTTATTTGCGTAACAATTACTAATTATCATCCATGATAACATAATGTTAATGAGGTGTTTTTTCATAAATTACCTTTGTTGTATTATGAGTTATTATATATATATTTATTTTATCACGTTGGGATAGTAACGGTAAACAATATCTTTTTTACATAACAGGAACAAGGTGTTAGTTCTTAGAAGAAGAGTAAAAACATAATACTTTTTTAAATTATCTTTTTGTCTTTTTTATATATATTGTATAACGATATTGAATTATACTTTGTTTTATATTGGGTTTAGTTTAGTAAAATATTATTTAAATTGGTTTTTATGGGTAAAAGGGACTTTATTTTAATTAATAAATCAGTAAAGTGATTCATCGGTGGGGGATATATCGTTATAAAAACATCTCAAAAATATGGATTATGATTATCTAAGAATTATTTAGAGTTAATAAAAATTAGCCTCATATGAGGCTTTGTGATTACTTGTATCTATGATAATGAATAGTATGGAATACTACTCTTCTTTTATCGATGATAGTTTTTCACACCATGCATCAAGCGTTTCTCGTTTTTCTCTTAAATAATCATACCTGTCATAATGTTTCTGAGAAACGCCGGGTCTTTTATGGTTTTGTACCATATCCCTTAACTCAGAACTAATCCCCATCTCTCCAGCCAATGTTTTAAATGTTCTTCTTACATCTCTAGGCGTGAATTTATCAAACTCATTTTTCTTACAAAATTTATTTAATTGTTTAGCGTATTCAGATGTTAATAGATGTCCTTCTTTAGTATCAGCAGGGAAAAGATAATTAGATGTTGGATACAATAGCTCTTGGATATTAAGAATATCAATGGCAGGTTGAACCAAAGGGATCACATGATAATCGCCTGTTTTTGAAATGTGGGGTGGAACCGTTAATGTATTGTTCTTTTTATCCCAATTGTCGCGAGTATTAGCCAGAATTTCCCATGGTCTTTGTCCCGCGGAATAAACGCAAAATAGAAATAGACGCGCATAATCTGAGTTAATAGGGCATTCGATGGTGGGTTTATTGAATAGCTCTAATAATAGCTTCAACTCATCCCATGATAGAAATCTATCTAACGCTTTATCTGCACCTTTTTGTCTAGGAACCACAGTGACAGGATTTCGTTCCAATCCATAAATAACACGCTCGTTTATTTTTGCTGGATCATTATCGGCAAACAAACCGAAGTTGAATACCGTATGTAGGTTTGCTCTTACTTTGTTTGAACCAGCCAAAGCACCTCGGGAGATAAATTCAGAAAGTATTCTTTTTATATGATCTGGAGTCACATCTTTTGCAGGCATAGAGGCATCAATATGTTTACTATCTAGAACCTGATTTAGTCTGTTTTGAGTTTTATCATATGAACGTTTGCCTTGTCGTTTCTGATCTTCAATGTAGTCATCAAAAAGCTGTTTTACTGTGGCGTGTTCATATTTAATTTTCTCAGGGGATGATGATTCTGTAGCTGCTGCTACGGATTTTACTGCAGCATCTGCTAGTGATAAATTAGGGTAATCACCAAGCGATATAAATTTCTCTTTTCCATCTTTGAAGTAGCGGTAGACGAAAATTTTTCTTCCTGATGGATATGTTTTTACACCAAGGCGTCCGGTTCCTCTAGTCGCTGATGCTTGCCAAGTATAATACGCAGATTTCTTTGGTTTCAGTCCTCGTATTTTACTATCAGTCAGTAATACGCTAGCCATAACTAATTTCCATTTACGGGTTGTTTGCGGGTCAAGTAACGGGTCAAGTAACGAAGAAATGATATGAAACTAGCTGAAATCATGCAAGGTATATAAATCCTTATAAATCAAAAAGATGAAATCTTGTGAAATTATATAAAACCCAATGAAATCAGTATGTAACGCCCTTCTAAGCCGTAGGTCACAGGTTCGAATCCTGTAGGGCGTACCATTTAAAATCAAGCAGTTATTCTCCTTTAAATTCAACTAGATTTCCTCCTTGTGTCATGTTTGTGTCGTTATCATTAAAACGCCATCAATTTTGCACGCATGCTCTGTTTTCTATTAGGCTATAATCGGGCAGTAGCGATCATGTTTTTTATACGACAAAAAAGACCTGCATCAACACGATGATGATCTTGATTAAGTCATTTATTGATAACATTAATGGATTGAAAACATAAAAAAATAATATGGTTATGTATGTTAATCCCATTTTTCGGTATGACTAAGGATGAGTCTGATGTTGTTTACACTCCTTTAGAGTTATTGGAGATGACCGTTGCGAATAAAATCCCAGATAGCAAAACGCCCATTTTGGATAAATCTGATAGTTCTAAAATATTATTTACTGAATGCAAATCAATAGCGAAGACCGTAATTTCTAATTTCAGTAATGCTTACCCAACAGTGATTGACGTTGATAGTGGAACATACTTTAAAGTAAGAATCGGATCAGTAAATGAGGTGTTTATCCTAGAGTGCGTTAATGGTGAAAAACGAGTTTACAGGGCTAAATATAAACCCAAAAGTAATTAGTTTTTATGTGGAATAGCTGATTATTTGCAGAATAATAATGATGATTTTCGGACACGTTAGAAAACCCATAAAAGCGAGATGGATAGCGACAAAAATAAACGTTGAACCCTGACAAATCTTAACATTTTTTAATGCCAAAAACCTAAGGGATCCTAAGATTATTACTGGGGAGATATTAACAATTGTAAACGTTTGGATGATAATATTTGATAACGTATTTCCATGAATGCCATTTCACGAAACCTTATGTCATTGATATTTTACTACTAGCCAAAACTAGTCTTGCTACTTCATAAAACTTCAGGTTGAAATTAATTATCTCTACAATATATGATGTACTAAAATGATTAGATTAATAATTTATTTTCCCAGAAATACTCTTGTACGTTTCCATTTTTTCATAAAGAAATACTAAAGTAATACAACGTTTGATAAGGCATGCTATTTTCAAATATTTCAACAACTAGAGCTATCCATAAAGCCCTTATGAAATCAGCCTTCGGTATTCTGATATCTATTGATGTCTATCAGAATTTGAACCTATCTAATTCCTAATGTGAAAGCGATGCCATGAGCATTGTCACTTGATAGATAGCCAATCCCTGCTTTTATTTTCACTTGGTTATCATAAAACTTAATAGGAGTTTCTAATGCAAATGAAGTATTGTTAATAAAACCAAATGATAATTCTCTATAGCCTTCTCCATAGAATCCACCAATATCATTGGATAAAATTAAATTAAAATTTACACCATTTAAGTTAATTAGGTCATTCATAATATATTCGCCACCAATAGACCATGTCCCTGTATTATTATTGATGTTTAGTTTTTTTTCATTGCCAAAGCTATTAGTAAACATATATGATATATGACCATATATATTAAATTCATCATTGTTATTTAATTTGTTATTATTTCTTAGCCCAAGTTTTGGTGTTATATGAAATGTATTTATGCTCCAATCTAATAAACCCTCTTCACGCAATATCTCTTTCATTTGTTCATTACCATGAAATGAAGATTTATTATTCATATTTGAATAACCAAATTCTAATTCATTTTCTATGCTAAATTTTTCATTTATTGGGTAGGTTATTTTTGGGGTAGCAGATAGGCTAAAAACATCCCAATGAGCACGCAGGTTACCTAGAGAGTCAATATTGGCTGGTGAGGATTTAATTTTAAGATAGTTACCGTTTAATTTCATAGATAAGAAATAATCTTTTGTTACATAAAGATTTTTGAATTCATAGGGTAAAGAATATTTGTCATAGCTAAGTTCATTTGAGTTTAGTTTTGACGCGCTAATATCATCAGTCAATGAAAGAGCTAGTAACTTTGCATAGGCTGCATTTAGATTTTCATCAGCATAAGTGCTACATGCATATAATGCATAAAACAAGAATAGTAATTTTGAAGATAATGATTTCATTATATATTCCTATGATTAAGTGGTAACACTATGATGCTTTTATTCATTTTTATTTTCATTATGTTAGCTTAGTAAGCTAATTGAAAGAGTAAAATAGCAATAAGTAAATTAAAAAAATAGATTTGCTAAGGATATATTACAATATTAAATTCACTGTAAAAAAATAACACATTATGATGATAACAATATGAGTACTTTAAACGTAAAAACAATTAAGAATATCATATTAATAACAGCAATAAAATACTATAAGAAACGACAAGAAAAATAATAAGATTATTCGCAAAATTAACTTAATTCAGATTTTTGTGATTATGTTCAATAGATAAATGAAAATGAGTTAAAAATAGATTTAATAAAGAGTAATGTTGAGATGGTTTTATCTATAGAGAGTTAATTAATATTGTTTGTTTTATATTATTAATGAGGGGTCGGATATAAAATCTCTAATACTAAAAATATTCAATTAAATACGTTTAACTTACAAGGTGTTAATAATTGATTATTTTTTTTAACAAAGAAATCAAGCGATTGATTTTATAAATAGATGAGGTTTTATTTAAATAAAAGAAGATGAAAAATTGCGATATTCTTTAACTAAAATAGTTTAAATATTAAATTAGATAGCGCTAAACAATATTGTTGCATTCTTATCTAAGATTACGGCGTTTCTTATTTCTTGAAACAACAATCTCATTTGATGACAAAGTTGTTTCAGCCCAAGCATTTAGCATTGGTGACATTATTTCGGGTGTAATCAACAAACTTTGTGGCGATATTCCTAATATTAAAGCAATAGCAATAAGCTGATCGACGGTTATCTTAAGATGCCCATTTTCCAAACGCGAATAGTGTTGCTGACTGATACCAAGCCTTCTTGCTATCTCGATACCTGTTATTTTTAGCTGCTTTCTTTTCTGTTTAATTCTCTGACCTACAACAATATTAATTGAACTCATATTAATCCCTCTTTTTAAAAGAGATTACAGTAAAAATACTTAAAGATCGATATGAGCGATCAAAAATAGATTATTAATAGTTATTATCTATCAGTTTTTATTTATTAAAAGATTTAAACCGTTTTACCTAAATCAAATAATTAGATAAATTACATTAGTTTTTAGCAGTATTTTTGTTTGTTAATGACGAAATAAGAGTGTTGATTAAGAATAATATGAGTTAATTGGAGGTTAGTGAGAATGGAAGGCTCCATTTTGCAGTGCTTGTTTGAAACGATGGATGATGATCCGTATCCGATAAGAATAAGTTAATTTTTTTAAATGGTTATTTGATTAATCTATTGGTTATTCAGATTTCTATCATAAAATAGTGTTTTCTTTACCCCTGTTTTCCATTCAATGAGATATGTGTTTTGATAGAATTTATATTCTTGATTGTCATCGTTCAATGCATTTCGAGGATACTATTCTGTTTAAGCACAAAAAACCACGGTATTTCAGTATTTATAGAGCTACTGTGATAAGGTTTTAAATATAATATTAATAATACCAAGACAGTAGGAAGAAAAGATGAAAAAAGGATATTGGATTACATTATTTCTACTGACTTTATTTTTCATTCTTATTTTTTGGATATTAAAAGATATTAAAAATACAAAAGAAAGAGGTTACATCTACACTGAATATAATGTTTTTTATTATTATTTTAATACTTCCTCTGTGATTAAATCAGTACCTAGAATATCAAATAATTATTTTTTTACTGGTGATGGCATTATTGATAGAGGATTTAGAAATAGTAGTGTGACATTTTGTCTTATTAATGATTGGAATAAAGCATATCAACAATTAAGAGAGTATACTGATAAATTAGATTTTCCAGTTTATTATGGAAATCCTAAAGTAAGAGATAGTGAGCAATATCTTGAGGTTTATAAATATGATAATTGTTTACATATAACTTATTCTGAAAATTATTTTTGATATTAGAGGGGGGGAGTATTTTAGTTAATTTTATGTGGTTATTTAATAACAGTAGAGAAAGCTTTTGAAAAAATTTTATTTAAGTCATCAGTTGAACGTTGTGCTGAGCGCTTTTTAGAGGCTGTGAGGCTATTGGAATCGAATGTAATTCGAGATACAACCGAAAGGAAAGGGCTACCGCATAGGCTTTTTCTTTAGAACTATTATTAATTTTAGCCATTTATTTTGCTTCTTATTTTTTTTATTTAGATGAATTCTCACATAAAATAAATTTGTTATAAATAGGTGAGCACTTAACTTAATATTTTTTTATTTCTCTTTTTAAAAATTGGTTATATAAAGAGATAAATATGATCTTAAGTATGGTCATTCCAACTATCTTCTTATTTTCTTCTGAATCACCATTGAATAACCACTCCCTTGTTATGTTTCTTATCATTATCTCCTTTTTATGTATTCAATTTATTGTTTTAGTAACATTAGTGATTTTGTGGATTATTTGTTAACCAATTTATTTTATCCAGCTTGTTTATTTGTAGTTTGAATGTGTAATCAACCTATGTTTAACAGATGGTTTGTAGGTCTTTAATAGTGAAAAATTTTATATTTTGATGAAAAAACCAAGAAAACAACTAGTTTGATATGCTCTCATTTTACTTAGTGTGCTTAAATAATCGATAAAAAACAAAGTTATAATTAATCCCCTTGTTTGTATAAGTAAATTAAATAGTACGGATTTTTAAGAAAAAAACAGATGAAAAGATTTACAAATACTTTACTAATAGTTTACAAATGAAATAAGATATCGTTATTATTTTAATGCTAATAATTCATTGAGTAAAAGGAACGTGTAAAATGGCGATATCTAGAAGAAAATTTATCATTGGTGGAACAGTAGTGGCTGTTGCTGCTGGTGCGGGTATTTTGACACCAATGTTAACTCGCGAAGGGCGCTTTGTTCCGGGTACGCCAAGACATGGCTTTGTTGAAGGTACTGAAGGTGCTTTACCAAAACAAGCTGATGTTGTTGTTATTGGCGCTGGTATTCTTGGCATTATGACAGCGATTAACCTCGTAGAACGTGGTTTATCTGTTGTGATCGTTGAGAAAGGTAACATCGCCGGTGAGCAATCTTCAAGATTCTATGGTCAGGCGATTAGCTATAAAATGCCTGATGAAACGTTCTTATTACACCATTTAGGCAAACATCGCTGGCGTGAAATGAATGCAAAAGTAGGTGTTGATACTACTTATCGAACACAAGGTCGCGTTGAAGTTCCTTTTGATGAAGAAGATTTAGTTAACGTAAGAAAATGGATTGATGAAAGAAGTAAGAATGTTGGCTCAGATATTCCATTTAAAACCAGAATTATTGAAGGTGCTGAATTAAATCAACGTCTTCGTGGTGCAACAACAGATTGGAAAATTGCAGGCTTTGAAGAAGATTCAGGTAGCTTCGATCCAGAAGTTGCAACCTTTGTTATGGCTGAATACGCCAAAAAAATGGGCGTTAGAATTTACACTCAATGTGCGGCTCGTGGCTTAGAAACGCAAGCGGGTGTGATTTCTGACGTTGTCACTGAGAAAGGTGCAATTAAAACTTCTCAAGTTGTTGTTGCTGGTGGTGTTTGGTCACGCCTATTTATGCAAAATCTCAATGTTGATGTTCCAACACTGCCTGCATATCAGTCTCAACAGTTAATCAGTGGCTCACCAACGGCACCGGGTGGTAACGTTGCTTTACCGGGGGGAATTTTCTTCCGTGAACAAGCTGATGGTACTTATGCAACCTCTCCTCGTGTTATTGTGGCGCCAGTAGTGAAAGAATCCTTCACTTACGGTTATAAATATCTGCCATTATTAGCTCTACCTGATTTCCCTGTGCATATTTCTTTAAATGAACAATTAATCAATTCATTTATGCAATCAACACATTGGAACTTAGATGAAGTTTCTCCGTTTGAACAATTTAGAAATATGACTGCATTGCCTGATTTACCTGAGTTAAATGCTTCATTAGAAAAATTAAAAGCAGAATTCCCAGCCTTTAAAGAATCGAAATTAATTGATCAATGGAGTGGTGCAATGGCTATCGCACCAGATGAGAACCCAATTATTTCAGAAGTTAAAGAGTACCCAGGTTTAGTGATTAATACTGCAACAGGTTGGGGTATGACAGAAAGCCCAGTATCAGCAGAGTTAACGGCCGATTTATTACTTGGTAAAAAACCTGTTTTAGATCCAAAACCATTTAGCCTTTACAGATTCTAATCGATATAGTTTAGAAAAAACTTCAAATTTGAAGGTGACTCCATAAAATTGGGGGCGTTTATTCAGTAGATTAAAAAACCTGATTTCGATATTTAATCGAAATCAGGTTTTTTATTTTTTATAAAATTATTATTTAAATAAAAGGCGTGTTTTTTGTACTTAGGATATATCTAATTCACGATTATGATTTATTTATATTACATTAATTCATAGAAGGAAAAATAAGTTTATATTTATTTTTATAAGTAAGTCCTAATTTGATAGGTGGGACATAATGAGGAAAACACATTTAGTAGGCATAACATTACTTTTTTCATCAGCTGCATTAGCGACAGAACCCCAAGAAACAAGTGCAATAAAAGAGGAGGTAAAACCTTCACGTCTAATTTAACTATTGTAAGTAAAGATGACCTATCTGGATTAATGGATGGAATTGACGAAGAACGTCAATCTGGTAGCAGTGTAGACGGAGCAGCCATTATTTATGATAAAGATAACCTGAAAAAATACACAACAGTTAGAACGCTTTTTGTTGAGTCTATAGGTGGAAATAATTATTTAGTCACTCTTGCTGTTAAAAATAACTCTGACTCTCTTATCCGTTTAACAAGCTTAAATGAAAAGAAAAATATTTATGCTAAAGATGCTGATGATTTTGTAGAATATTTAGGTGGTATTCAAGAAGATGTAAATATTCCAAGTAAGACAGCGATAAAATTGCGCTTAATTTTTAAAGATGCAGATGATGAACCCATAAAATTGCGTTTTTATGATGAGGAAATTGAATTAAAGAAAAAATAAAATACTTGCGGTTTTATTTTAAACCGTAGATATATACTAGTATTGAAAATTTTTATAAAAAACAAAGAATGAAAATATTATAAATATTATAAATATTATAAATATTTAATTTATTTTATCTAATAAGTAACCAATCTATATTTTCATAAAATTTATTGTTTATTAATAATAAATATGTCCGCATAAAAAACATTGATTGTATCTATGGTTTTTAGAGTAAATCTCTCTTCTTCTATAAAATCACAACTAAAAATCATCTAACTCATTGATATTTATTAATTACACATTCGATATTTAATACTATTGTGTTATTCTAAATTTGACGGATGTTAAAATAACATATAGATATGTAAATTATTTTAAATTTTAAATATCGGAATAACCTTATTAACAGAATTAATAAAAGTAAGTAATGTTACGGTTATCCAACAACTAATGATTAAGTCTTTTCAGTTTATAGTTTGATGGTCTATAAACTATAATTCGGTGTTTTATCGATGTAATCATCTAATAAAAGAAGGAGAGTAAAGGGATGATTAACACCAAAGTTGGGAATAGAATCAAAATGATAAGAAGACAATTGAAAATAACAGAAAATGAGATGTCTAAAAGGTTGGGAATAAGCATGCTACATTATTCTCAATTAGAAGATGGGCATCAAAAAATAACAGTAGATCAATTGATTACTATTTCTTATATACTTGGTGTTACACCTCAAAGTCTTATCTTAGAAGCCACTAAAACAGATTTTATGGTTTTTGAGGATAAGCAGTCGATAACGCAGCCAAGTGAGATAGTTATATTTAGAAAGAAGAAAGTAGTTTAAAAATAGTGTTGTAGTATTGTTTATATTGAATTCTGATAAATATATTGAATCGTTTTTTAGTTGCTTTAATTAAAATTCTATTTCTCAAAACTCAATGAATAATAGAACAAAAGCCATCTTATTATAGGATGGCTTTTGTGTATTTAATGGCAGGATGTTGTACCTGTTATATGATTTATAGCACCGTTTCTGATCAACAGTCTCTGCATATCTTTAAGATTATTTTGGCAAGCATAACTTAACGCACTGTGGTTATAAGAGAATAATGATTTATCTTGCGTTGTAGTAACAAGATTAACATCTGCACCTTTAGAAATAAGGTATCTTACAGTATCAAGACGATTATTTCTGGCTGCAATCATAATAAATGTTTCACCATCGTCTTCTACTCTTTGGTTATTGAGCTCGATATCGCTTCTCATTAAGTCGTGAATTTTTTTTACCACATTGACATTATTTCCTAAGACTGCTGATTTAAAAACATTATAAACATTGTCTTTATCCGTAGCCCAAAGGCTTGCACCTTGAGAGATGAGATATTCTACCATCTCTTCATCACCAATAAACGCAGCCCATCCTAGAGCTGTTTGTTCTAGGCTTCCCGTGTCTTTTGCTTCAATATTTTGACCATTGGCAAGCATCTTTTTAACTTCATTTAAATCACCATGTTTTACAGCATCAAACCATAGTGCATTCTTGCCTGTACTTGGTGAAGTATAGAATACCCGATGTGGTAAACGTGATTTATTAGCCAACTCAATCATATCAGAATAATTTGATTTAAAAGATTGATACTCTGGTGGATTATTTTCATTAATAATCAATGCTTGTGCGCCAAAAGAGATCAATGACAATGAAATAACAAACATTTTTATATTCATTTAAACACCTTACAATCTAAATAATTAATAAAACTTATTACAATTAGTTTATTAAAAATTAATATTTATTAGTGTTGACAATTGAAACAGAATGTAATTAAGGTGTGTTTTAGTAATACGTATTTTTAATAAAGATAAATCTTATTAATTGATTTGTTGCTTTAGTGATTAAATATACGTATTTTTACTTGTATTTTATTGAATATAATGAGAATTATTTATTTTTAGTCATTATATGACAATTTAATCATGTCATACACTGATGGCTTAACACTGTGATTTTATTATTATCTTCTTTTTTAGTTATTAATTTAAAAACTATTCTGTAATAACTCGTTACTTTTTATCGCATTTTCGCCATCTATTTAATGATGATTTTTAATTTATTAATATAAAATTGAGTTATTTAATTATAATTCAGATTGAGTACAGATAATCTCCTTATCTTGATACTGACTATTCTCTACTTTAAATTTCATTTCTAACATTGGGATCTCAATATCATTTTTAATTTTGCTATGGAATTTACATGAAGGGAAATAATTTTCTTTATCAAAAGATAATTTTATATAAAAATAGCCTTTTCCACGGGAAAAAATCCTAAAATCTGCGGAGTGTAACTGATAATCTGAATAACGCTTATCTATTTTTCCATAATCTATTAATGGTAGTCTGTACCTTTCATTACTAATGGTTACGGGGATCTTAGATGTTATTTTGTACATGGTGTTATCACGGTAATCAAGATTTAATGATGTGGTATATTCCTTATCATCAGGTAATGTAAACTCAATCACACCAATATTTTCTTTGGAGAGTAGAAGGTCTTCTTGTGTTAATGTAATTTCTGTTTTCATTATTATAGTTTTTCTGTTTTGGTAATACTTATTTACCTCTTTACTCCTTTCTTGATTTATTCTAATTAAATCTATAGGGCCAATAAAGATAAGTCCTCCATAAGGTGAACCCATAATGCAACCACTTAATAAACTAACAATGATAATAAGGATCAATCTTCTTATAAAGTACATATTTTTCCTTATTTAGAACGCAATAACGAATATCGATTTAATAGTTGTTTAAAATGATTATCTATCTGTTGATATTCATAGTCTGAAACTGCATTTTGTGTTGGTTGCTTTTCAAGTAAGCGTAGCTCTTCTTCTAAGGGTTTAGCTTGATTGAAATGTTGGCGAGCTTTGAAAATAATAGATTTAAGTTCAGAGCCTGTAATGTAATTTTTAGGATTACCATCAAAGCTATCTAACCTTTGGCTTAATCCATCAAGTTCAGTCATGCCTTTAGACCATTGATTGAGTTGTTCATCCGTTGTGGCATTTATTTTTAGATTATTTTTCCAGAGCTGCGTAAATGATAAAAGCTCTGGATTATCTTCATACTGTGCATTCAAATAACTGATTACTTCAAGTCCATAATTTTGTGCCCATGTGGGAGAAAGTAATGCGAGTTCATCTAAACGTTGTTGTATCACGTCAATCTGTTCAGAATTGAGCGTTCTTATTATGTTTCTACCATTTGCGGTTTGTTGTTCAATAAGAGAGCCTGCGTGGGCATTAATGGTTGGAATATAAGGAAATGCATCTGTTAGATTGTTATTTTTTAATTCAGATAACCAAAAATAAAATAGGATAATAAAAAATAAACTACTGGTTAGTGTGCCAATTAAAATCCCTCGCCATAACTCCTGACGATATGTCTTTTTTATGGGAGGCTGTAATGAGATGGAAGAAGATATATAGGTTTTGGGGGGTGTAATACTTTCATGAATATTTTTGGGTGTAGATAAAATCACATCGATAATTTCAGATGGCTTTTCTTCTTTATTGACAGTGGAGGATAATTCAGGAATATTAAAATTACTATCTAATGTGTCTGCATTCTCTAATTGCTGTGCTTGAGTAATAACTAAGTTCTCTAAATAATCAAATTGAACAAGATGTTTAATTTCTAAAGTTTGAAGGTGATGATTGATATTCTTTAATAATTCTTCAATTTGATAAAGAATAGATAAGTCGGAATAGACAAAAGTTGTACCACGAATACCAGAGACTAACTGTTGGCTTAAGGATGAAAGAATATTGATACGAGTATGTGTTTGTACTGGCCATAATGTTTGCCAATGTTGAGTCAATAGTTTATGAATAAGGTAAAGCCCTTCATTTAGGCCATCAAGTCCAGCTTGGTGTTGACGACATACGACAAACCAAGAGGCGGTCTGAAGATCGACACCATTTTGATTAAATAAAGAGATACACAATTCATGGACATACTGCCAATTAATATCTGGGCGAGCTGGATGAAAACGTTTATCAATTTCTTCTTTAATAGCAAGAAATTGATTAAATACACGAGGATCACCTCCAATTGAAAGTGAATCTAAGTAAGAATTCATAGTTGCCTCAGTTAATTTAAGGTCTCAATAATATAAAAATAAATCTAAATAAAGAAAATTAAGAATAAATAGAAAGAAATAACATCATGATAAATAAAATTGTTTTTTTAAATGGTGGAGAAATATTCTTCCATCAGGTGAAAACTCAGTACCATAACGTATAAGTCCTCTTTCATGTAATTCAATATCTAAAGAATAACACAATTTTCCAAATTCATTTTCAGGTAATATACCTAGTGTTACTGATTTTATTCTAGGTTCATATTTTAGTAATGTTGTTGATAATATAGACATTACTTTATGCGAACTTCCTGGTAGTCCTTGAATTATTTTGCTCATATCAGGTAAACCGTAATCAGGCAGATGTTTTAGTGTTCCTGCTCGTGAATTTAATATTCGACGAATATTATCCATAACAGAAAGAATAACCTGATCTTCTTCTGATATAGAATCAACAGGTAACCCACCTGAAAAATAACCCGTTAGCATTTCATAAAGAGAGGGTTGTGGCATCGTTATTTTTTATCCAAAGGTTGTAATGTAAGAGTATTTTCAGCAAGTTCAATTTTTCGTGCTTTATCAGGATCGAGTTCATTTTTAGGAATAACAATTCGCCAGTTATTTTTAGATTCATCTGGTGTGTGAAACATTGTGGCAATAGCAACAAATTCGGTTTCTTTCTCCATTGGCATATCGAGAGAAATAGATTCTCCTGGTCGAATGCGTAGATCTTTTTGTGCTAATAAAGAGGATTTTAAAACATCATTATTTTGATTAAATAGTGAGAGGTAATCACTATTATTAAAAGTATCTTCTGACTTTAGTTGGAATACTCGAACAATAACGGAAAGTGATGAACCATTATCATCGGTATTAAGTGCTTCTCTCGCAATAAAATCCAAATGTAATGTTTTGATTTGTTTATAAAAAATAGATTTAGTTAAAGAGACAGTACCATCACTGATGGTTTGAGTTAAACCACAACCTGCGATTGCAAATGTTACTATAAATAACAGTGCCAATCGGTGGGCGCGAGAAAGAAATGTTTGCGATTTAAAATTGATAATTGCCATATTCATCACTTTTATAATGTTGAGTGCGGGGGGTTAGATATTGGTAAAAGCCAAGTCCAATGGTGATAAAAGACGCTGTTAGTGTTTCAATCGGTTTGTGAGGTCGCATGACCGCGGTTCTACCTAATTGCACGCCTTGGTTTTTAGAAGTACTCAATGTTGCATCAGGTAATAAATTTCTAGGTAATGTTAAACGGAGTCGCGCATTAACCCTTGATCCCAAATAAACGCGAAGTAGTGCCATAAAGTCTTGATAAATACTGCCATCAGGTAACCAACCTTTTGCTTCTTCCTTATTTTCAGTGTGTAGTTTTATTAATACTTGGCTATTTACATCAATAGCATAGCGACCTAAAACGGGCTTATTTTCTAGTGTTATCGGTTGTAAGCACGACATGGTTATGGGGGGGGCGAGCGCAATTCTTCGAGGATCATGAGGCACAATACTGACTTTTGTTGATGGCGCTAATAATTTTACTAACGCGCTAATACCTTCGGCTGTGCGTGTTGGTAAACGTAAGATCCCTAATAGCGCTAAAAAGCGAGATAGGGGGGATTGCACATGATTAGCACAGCCCGGAATACCTAAACCAATTAAGCCATAAAGATATTGCGATGTTTTATCTGATCCTCCTTCCCCAAACGTGGCGGGATAAGAGTATTTTCGCCAGATCCGATAAAACTGAGTTGTAAGGCGATGGTTAAAAATATCTAAAAAATCAGTGAGTGAATCCGTACCATCTCGATATTGTGCAATATCGTCAAGGTAAGATGTTGGAAGTGGTGATGTGATACCATAAAGTCCCAAAAAAGTAGTATGTAAGCTTGGTACTGTACTTTTTCGGTATTTATCTAGAGGATCAATCCCTTTGATCTCTGTCGCAGGAAAGCCCATACCACGATGTGGTCGAAAGCGAATGGGATCGGTTTTTGGATCATGAGAACTTCCTAATTCAGGTAATTCGGGGCTAGTTTTTTCAAGTAATTGACAAAAGCGATAAAAATTCACATAAGGTAATTTTTCGCCTAACGCCTGAATTAACGGGGTAGCTGTGGGTTGTGGCTTTCTTTCCATTGAATTCGTTTTCCTGTTGGCAAGATAATCAGAGTTAATTGATTAAAAAGATGAACATCGGCATAAAGTGCAAAAAAGCGATTAAGCATTTCACCAAATAAATGAATATCACCTTCACCATTAAAGCCATTGCTATCAATCGTGACTTCGATATCAATACCTCGTTGTAAAAAACCTTTTTCAAAGCGTTCAATTAAATGATGTTCAACATGAATAATGGCATCGAGTTTTCGATGGTTCATATCATCATCTCGCCAATCGTAAAGTGCGAGAGTGCCTCGCAGTACTTCAGCATTATCCATCATGTTTAGAAAGCTTGAACCTAAATGGCTTAGCACTCGCCAGTGGAAACGATCTTCTGAAGGAGGATAAAGAGGAAGTGTTGGCTTACACAAATTACATACAGTGAGTGGGATCTGTAAGGTTTGTTCTGTTCTATCAAGCAAGGTACTTTGTAATGCTTTGCGCGGTAATTGCCCATTAGTGCCAGTGAGTTGCAATGAAAGGGTTTCTGGCTGAGTTGCTAAATCAATCTCTTGTTTTTCTCCCCCTAATATAAGCCAAGTATCATGAAGTCCCGTAACACCACGTTTTACTCGGGTATGATAATAACGTTCAGGTGCGTTATGGCGTAACATACCTCCACGATGGCGAAAGCTGGTAAAGGGTACATAAATCGCTTCATTTGTACGTTGAGAGCCATGTACGCTATCAACGCTATAGATTTCAGTGTGTCCATCTTGAACACGACGCGGTCGTAATAAATATTCGCTTTCTAATCCATTAACAGTGAGTGGATCAGCTTCTATATTGAAAAGGTTAATAACGGGTACGCAATGTAAACGGATATTTTCCTCATTTAATGTAAGAGAGTTATCCCATAATGTATTGAGAACAATATCTAATTCAAATTCAGGTGTTTCTTCAGGAAAATGAATATCATCTAATCCATTAAGTGAAACAAACATAAACTTTTCACGGAAAGAAAAATATTCGAGTAATAATTGATAGCCACTAAATGTGGTATCTCCTTTAGGCCAAAGAGTGTCTGTATCCTGAAATCCTCCCGGTGAAAAATAGAGAGGAATTACTATTCTATCTTTTGATTGAGGGAGTTTTAGATAAGTTTTTGCAACTTGCTTAGTTAATGCTAAATGCAGTGCATTGGTTGTCGGAATATCGCCAGATAAATAAAATGAGAGTTTATGAAGGTTAATTTCAGACCAATTAATCATTTCACTGCATTTAAATTTCAGTCGAATAGTTGAACGGCCATCGGGCTCAGTCGTTAAGTTTACAGCGACAATTTTTATTGGATTAAGCGTTAAATCTTGAGTTGTTCGATAATGACAAATCGTTCTTTTAGGGCCAATAGGGCGAGAAAGTACCTCAAATTGAGCAGGGACCTTATCTGCTATTTTCATTTTTTGAATATCTGGGGCCAATTCAATAATTGATAGTGAAGGAATTGTTTGTAAATAGTGAGGCCATAATAAGCTGACAAGACCTTCTGTTAATTCAGGCAAATCATCATCAATTTTTTGTCTTAATTGCCCCATTGAGAAAGCAAAGCCTTCAAATAAGCGCTCAACAAAAGGATCGGGCGTACCTGCTTTATCTAAATCGAGCATCGCAGCTCTATCAGGATGTGCTTGTGCAAACTCTTTGGCAGCTTCTCTAAGATAACGCATTTCTGCATCAAAATAGCGAAGGGTTAAATCGTCCATTAATTTGATACCTTGATTTGTCGAGTAAAAGATTAGGAATATAAAATCGCAGAGCGAACGGGATCGATAACAGTTAGTTCACTGAGTAGTAGCTCCATTTGTTGTTCTATGTGGGACTTATCTGAGGTGTTACGTTGGATTTTTGCTCGGTAAAGATGAAGTTGTCGTGCTTTCACTTCAAAAATATAGTTAGGCTCCCATTGTGTTAATGACATCGAAAGCGCTTTTTTATCAAGTTCTCGTAATAAGTTTAATGCCAGATCGTGACGAGCAAATTGTTCTGCTACTCGCGCCATAACGAGGTTTAATAACCATTTTTGCCTTGAAGTGCTGATATCAGGACGGTGTTGTAGCCATCTTAATGCAACCTCTATACCTTCATTATCCGCTTGAGTGATAGCTTCAGTTTCTAATGCCAGTATCGGTTCATCTTCAGATTGATGAGAGTAACTATTTGATAACCCTTGCATGGCATCAAAATTTTCTTCCATAACATGTTGTTTGATCCAACTTAATGTTACTTCGTCGGCAAAGGGCGTACCGTCTTCCCATGATAATTTTTCTAAATCAGGAAGGCGGATAAGAAACTGTTTTAAATCGTTTTTTATAATGTCAGACCATGCATTCCAAGGAGCAGGTGATTTACTGAGTGCTTGATAGAGATACCATTGCACATCTAACCAAAAATGATTAACACCTTCTGCAAAAAGCTTATCAGCTTGTTCTGCAAGTTCACCCCAACTTTGTTGTAAATAGAGACGTTTAAGTTGTGCTCTTGCATCAGTTCTTGGGGGAGAAAGGCGAGTGCAACCTTGCTGATCTTGTGGGGGAAGTTGATGAAGCGTGTCCCATCTCACTACTTTCATTAGTCTATGTCCTGCTAACCAGCCGCTAGGTTGATTGCGTAAGTAGTTAGCAAGCATTTTAGATTGATCTAATAATTCACGACCTGATTGTATTGTTTCTATTGGCGTGCTTTGTGATAAAGAAGAAGGCGTTGAAGATGGGCTATAAGTAGATTCATTTCTGCTGATATTTTGTGGTACTAATGAACTTGTGCCACCCGATTGAGCAAGGCGTTTTTCGAGTGCTTGATGTAATCCTGCAAGCTGTGGTCTTTCCGCTTCATTCCATGTTTCAAGCTCCGTTTCAATGGTGGCTAATAAGGCGATAATACGTGAAAACTCATGACGATCGACTTCAGGATAAAGAGATAAGCTATCTAAAACACGTTGTCCTGATAACCACTCTAAAGCAGATTTTCTACTCGTGGCTCGGCTAGGTAATAGCGTGTCGTGATAGCGAATAAGCAACCCACTTAAAAGCCCTAAAGAATCGGCAAGTCCGTGTTCACCTTCTTTGTGCAAGCGTGCCCAAATATAATAAGTGACAACGCGTACATCTTTGCAGGAATTGAGCAGTAAGTTTTCAGCAAGTAAACAAATTAGCTCAGTATCTGCGCCAGAGAGCTTATTGACTTCTTCTTTCATTCGCTCAAAGTCATCTTCATAACTGGGATCATCACCCACAGGTTGGTTAGGGGTGATCGGTAATAACCAACGATCCCATAAAGCGATTTGTTGTTGAGCAAGTTGTTGCACTTTGTTTGTATCATCAGCAAAACATGATGAAATTAAGGTATCCAATAAGGACATAGTGAGCGTATTTCCTTTTGAGATAATGTGGAATGTGATTTTATTTAATCTAAGAAGATTTTTTCTGGTAAAACAAAATTGCGTAGTTGCAAGAGTGCGATTGGACCCTCGCCCATTTCAGTTCTTAAGGTGTAATTGAGGGATTGCCCATTTAAGGTTTTCCAACTGACAGAGTAACTACTGGTGCTACCGGCATAAGGGGTAATTTTGGCATCTTCCAATAAACGAATAATGCCCCAGACGCCACGATAATCACCATAAATACGTGTCCCAGTGTTGGTGGTGATCCAGCTGAGTGATGCACCAGAGGCAACCGTATCCGCTGGCCAAACAAAGCGTTGCCATTGCGGTTGTTGGTTATCGTAGATCAGTGATTGTCTATCAATCATTAAATGGGTTTGCATAATGTCGGGTGATGTACCTGGACGTAACTCAAAGTAAAGACGCGCCTCACCATTCGCAAAAACCACATCCCCTAGGTAGCTTAATTTATCTAAGGCTTTTAAGAACTCAGGGTTAAAGGTTAAGCCTTGTGTATTTGTGGTATCGGGTACCCAGTGTGTACCTTCTTTATGTAAAACACCGTTAAGATGAGTTTCAAGGAAGCGCTGGATACGACCATTATCAGGGCGTAGATATTGCGCCATTAACGGTAATGAGATTTCACTTTGCGTATTTTTGAGTGGATAGCGACCACCAAATGCCCTATTCCAGTCATTAACCACGGCATTTCGCCATTGAGTGTTGATACCTTGCGAAGTGGGCGCTAATAACTGTTGCCATGCTTGAGACATGGGCTGTACAAGCAATGTATCCCCAAAGCTATTCCACTCTTGCCCAAAGCTTGCTGCAATCAAACTGCCGTAATCTCGAGTTTCTGATAAATCGACGGTCTTTCCTTCAAAAACACTTCGAGCCAACGCTTGAGACATGGCTTGTGGATCAGGGGCATTAACAACTTGTTGAAGTTTTAAGCGAACTCGAGTCACGCGTGTGAGGTAGGCTTGCAGGCTTAACGCATCACTGTTTTGCGCTGAAGATTGAGGGTCGGTAAAGGCCAGTATTGGCGCAAAAACAGGCTCTAGAGGGCCGGTAAATTCCGCTTTTTGACTAATAACCGGCTGTTGTTCTTTGTTTAATAAATCTTTGGCTGAGTTAACAAAAGAGTCTGCTAGTTTTTCTTGTTGGCGACCCGTTTTGCCTTGATAAGAAAGTGTATTCATTAAGGCAATAATGGGGGATTGTCTGACATCGCTCATTAAGGTGAGTTGATCAATAGTATCGGAGAGACTTTGTGTTTCTCGCCACTGTAAGCCATTGAGGAAGCTTAACCAACTGCCTGAAAAATCATTAAAATAGCGTTCTGTGAGATTTTGCTGGAGTTTTTCAGGTGAGATATCAATATCGGTCTCTTTTTGTGTGTCACTTAACACCCAATCTATTTCTTCTCGCCTCTCATGAACCGCTTTTTTAATCGCGGGTTCAATCGATTCTTCCCATGCTTTACGTGTAAAAATACCGGGTACCGTATCTGCTGAACTTAATAAGAAACTGACATCGGTATCCCCCGTCATATCATCTAAGGTCATATCCGCAAAGTTATGCTGTGCTTGTTGTAAGATTTTTTGGTAAAGCGCAGATTCACCATTACGTTGACCAATTTGGCGAATAAGAATAGTTCGGCTTCCGGCAACTAACGTACGATTAGGCTTGATTGTCCATTCATGGTGATAAGGTAATTGAGAGGCATAGAAGGTTAATAATTCCGTTCCTAATGTTTGCCATTCCCCTTCTTTTAATCCGTTATAGTCAGGCCAAATACGTAATGCACTTTCAGTGAAGAATGCAGGGTCAATACGGGAAGGATCACCCATCATCAAATAGGCTTTTAAGGCTTGATAAGCGGATTGAGCGCCTTCAATTCGTTCCGCACTGTCAGGTGGGAACTGCATAAACGCGTGAAGATAATTTTCAAGATGTTGTTGGGTTGAATCGCGTAATAACGGCAACATGGATTGGCTATAAACCGGCCATAGATGACTAAGCAATGCGTTATTACTGCTTAATCCAAATCGTAACCAAAATGGGACAGAAGTTTTCTCTCGATAGCTTAATAAACCGAGTGTTTGTTGTAAGCCATATTGTGCCTGTAGGCGGGCAAATTCAGATTGATGATTGTCTGTTGCCAACTGCGCTTGTTGCTGACTTTGGGTAATTAATTGGCGATTCATAAAATAAGAGACCACCATTCCAATTCCCCACAGCGTCATAGCGATTGCGACGGTATATTGCAAAATACGTTTGGAATTTAGACCTAAAGGCGAGGCTTTTAACTGATAGGGTAGTTGTGAATTTGCTGTGAGAAGCGCTTTCCAATGGGGATTGGATGTCCATTGATTATTTTGTGATAAAGTTGCAGACACGTTATTGTCAACAGGTGTACTAAAGAGCACACCAGCAAACGGTAACGAGCGATAACCTGATAAAAGCGGTGCCAAGTTATTGGCGAGTTTTTCACATCCTTCATGTTGAAGAAAACGCGCTAATGCTAGTAGGTAAGTTTGAGTTGGGTTATGCAAGACAGCGTGTGTACCTTGTTCTATTAATGCCGGTAAAAGCGTTTTCAAGTCATTAGAAAGCGTTTCAGATGTCGCTTTTAAAGGTGCTGAATAAAGAACTGTCGGCGCTTCATTTGTTGTTATTTCACCGTTATTGCTGATATTCCAAAGCCAAATGGGGGCTTGCCAGCGTAACTGACGAAATAGCTGGTGGAAATAACGGCTAGCGGTATCTGTATTGGTCGGATTTAAGTGATTAAATAAGGAATGACCCAGCGGTTGTTGCGATAAGTTATTTTCTGACACCCAAATAACCGCATCGAGCGGACGACGTCGGCGCAGTTGTTTTAAATCTTGAATTAAATTTTCATCAATACTTTGATGGATATCACCCCCATAGATAAGCAACGTTCCATTGTTTTCTTGCCAGATATCCGTTGTTAGATTAGGAGTGAGTTTTTCGATAGATGTCGAGGTGCCGATGAGGAGTATGCGTATTAAATTTTTTGAATTACGTTGACCATATTGTTTAAATATATCATCAATAAATGAATTATTTTGTTTGTTTATTTCTGGTAATGTTTTTGTATTATATAAGAAAGGTTTACTGAGTAATGGAATGACTTTTTTCCAACCATAAATAAAAAAAGGAAAAGCTAATAATAAAGCAGCCCAACTGGAAAAAGTAAAAAATACAATTTCTTTAGGTGAGTAGTCTGTTTCTAATATTTCATTACCAAAAAGATAATAAAGTATGCTTAACGTAAAAAGGGATATTGTAAGAACAACAGCATAAATAATAAATAAATCCCGAGTTGAAGAAAGCTTATCATTGATTTTCATCTTTGAGAATAACCCCTGCTATATATTGATCGTTACAATATCCAGAAATCCATCCACAACTATTAACATCGTTATGCATGCAGTGTAGAGCAGCAAACGAAATAGCGATAAATGGTGATGAGCAAGTACTATCACCGAAGTAATCCTGTACAATATTGTCGGCTGAATAGAGTGATGTTGATAAAAAAGCATAAGATGCTTGAGTATTAATCGATATATTTATTTCTGGTAATTTCTCCATCCCTGAATATTTAATAATTTGAGACGCTAATTCATTAGCATTTTCATTATTTGATATTTCACAACGATGTAAATGATAGGCTTTTTTATCAGAAAGTATTGTCCATAAAAAACCAGTTTCACTTAATTTACCTGCATTGATATCATCAAAAATATTAGAACCGCCAACAAGGTTGTAATGTTCTGACTTATAATGAAGATAGTAGTTATCAATAATGATATCTAAAGAATCTATTGAATCGATAAATATGGTTTTTAATGGTGGTAATATATGATGACCTTTTAGATGTTCAATAAATTTATTTAGACTATCTTGACTACCTTTCCAGTAAAAATTATCTATTTTGATATTATCAATATTGTTTTCTTCAGTATTTATAAAGTGATTAGCTAGTAATTTAGCAATCATTTCTTCTCTGTTTTTTTTATCTCCGATGAGTGCTGAACAGGGAATGCACTCTTGCTCTTCCTCTATTATAGAAGATGGAGGTATTGGTTTATCTTTTAAAGCCTGATGCCATTTATATTGGTTTTCACCCAAAGAGCCAATAACAACTGAATTTTTTATTGGTATTGAAGCACTATGGTATAACCACCATTTTTTACTGTCTTCATCAAATTGTTTTTTAAATAACTCATTGTTATGATTGTTTAATACTTTTAAAAATAAATAAATTAAAAATAAGAATGATGAAATAAAGATAGGAATGATAACACTAGAGATTAAAATAAAATATTTATTCTCTACTTTACTATTTGATAAAATAATATTAGTGAAAAAAAGAGAGAAACCAATAAATATCAATAACCACTTTAATAGTTTTTTCCAATTTATCGGTTTGTCTTGGGTAAACTCAGGGTAACGCGGAGGATATCTCACGATATATCTCCTGATCTTTTAGAGATAAAGTTAAAATAAATGGGATTAATGCTAATTTAAGCAATTGATAAGACTTTTTTAGTATCAATAACTTGAGTTAAACTATTTATAACACCTTCTGTTTTTTCAACAATAGATTGAGCTATGGCAATTGATTGTACAGGGCCCGCATTTTTAGTAGGTTTAACATCTTCAGGATTAAGGGGAAGTGCTAATCCTGTTATTGCATTTACTACTTCATATTCCATTGACATAACGCCTAATGTACCTGCAAAAGCACTTAGTGCATTTTTAATGTTTTTTTGCCTCACTACATACGCCATACCACCAATAAATGTGGCTATACCAATTAATTTTCCCGCTATTGCGACAGGTGATAAAAATTTATTTGTTTCACTATCAGCATAGATCATTCTATAACTAAAATAGCTTGCCCAAGGTTCTCTAGATTGTAATGCATCATGCATAAACCAAGCACGAGAATCATGAAATTGGTTATCAAATAAATCTCTTGTTAATAATGCATCAGGATCAGGAGTGTTATTTTCTTTAAATAAAGGAAATCCATAACCTTTTTTATAAATATCATCACCACTTTGTTTCATATGAAAATATTCAGCTTTCTCATCGTCAGTATTTACTAAGCACATTATATTAGTTAATAAATTATCGACAGAAAACTGTTTCCAATTTCTGACTTCTCTTCGTTCATCGTAATAGTCCGCTTTAAATTCTTCAGCACCTTCTCTTAATTGTGTTTTACCTAGCATGGGCTCATAAATACGAGGCCCCATAAGATCTCCTGGTGAAATGGTATCTGTACCTTGTTTTATTTTTTCTTTCTGTTGTTCTTCTATCTTCTCTTTAGTTTTCTCCCATTTTTCTTTATCTTCTTTGATCTTTTCAGTGCCATGCTGTAATGCATTTTTATAAAAATCTTGATTAAAAAGATTCATATCGGCATATCTATCGATACGCCAAGCTGTCATCCATGCCATTTGTTTTTCGACGACTTTTTCTAATGTTGTATTTGCACGGCAAGCATTGAAAGTTTCCGAAAAATGAGTAGTAGTCACTTGAGGTAACCCTAAAGTAATTTTTCGCCATGCGTTAAAGCGTTGAATTAGAATTGGGTTGATTTTGAATAAACTAAGTATTTTAGGTTCTACAAGCTCACTCATATTCTTCTTTGAAACTGTTAATGGAGATTTAACTGCCACATTAAGGGGGGAGCCCGCTTGAAATGCTGAAAGATAAAGGTCATGTAAGACGATTTGTGAAGCTAACATTGAAGGATCATTAAAGGCTTTTCCTTGATCTCCTACCAAATATCCCCCTCCAATATCGGAGTGAACACCTGGATAAACCACTTCTTCAATATCGGATATTTTGGGATAACGGCCATAATTATTACCATTAATATTTTTATTATTCACAGATGTATCTGCTTTATTTTTTTCATTCTCCCAATTTGAGGGTCGTCTTACTGTATCTAGAGGAAAACAGAAACGTTGCTCATGAGCAGAAACAAAGTGACGACAGCACTTAATAAAGTTAGGAAAGATTTTTTCACTAGGGAGTTGTTGAGTGCCATTTGCCCAATCCATATGACCTGAAAAGAAAGGTGCTAAATGCACTATACCCACAGAGGGCACCGTATCCAAAATACCAATAAATTCAACTTTTACATTAATACCACATAATTGCTGAGCGGGTTTATCAGCACCTTCAGGGGTATCGAATAACTGTGTTACCCAATTAACAAAGGTTCTTGCTTCCGCCGCGCCACGTGAGAAACCGTAAACATAAAGTTTAATCGTTAAAGTTTTAGGTTTAAGTTGCAATCCTTCAATAATCTCTTTTTTATTAATTAGAGAATGGATAACCGCACGGCGGCGACCTTTACCACTAATAGGAAGATATGTTGGGGTTGCCATATCTTTCAAATACATTCTACATTCAGATATCTCTAACCTCTTATTACCAGAAGCTACACTTAATGTATTGGCTAACATTAATAATGCCCAATTAATACGATTTTCTCCCCCTGTTGCAAATATTAAGCCCATATTAGTAAAATTATATTCTGCTATTTCAGGGAAGGCAGTACCAACACCAGGCATATAATATTTAAAATATTCTCTTTGTTTTTTATCTGGGTTATTTTCATCTTCATACGTTGTTTCAAATAATCGAGTAATATTGGTCGCAGTTTTAGGCTCAGCCGCCATATCTTTTTCTCGATTATTATTGGTGCCATCAAAAAAGAAACTAATATGTAAATTTCGACAGCAGTTATTTTTTACACTAACAAGGCTAGAGTTATGATTTCGTTTCTCTTCTTCTCGTGTTTTATAATTATTCTCTATTTGTTGCTGAGTTAATTTTAATCGGCCTTTATCAGGGAAATGATTAGGTACCCAAACTGGTTCTGCTTTTATTTCTTCAAACATACGGTGGGCTCCTTCATATTATGAGGTTCATTAATTGGGTATTCAGGATGACCATATCCTTTACAAGAGGTAGTGATTTTCACCTCATTACAAGGTAAGAAATGCACTTTGACACTACAAGGTTCATCATATTGTGGGATAGGCACCCAAGCTTCATGACTGGAGGTATTATCGCGTAACTCTTGTTTCCAACGTTGATAAGCTTCTACTTGACTAAATTTAGGGGCAGGAGAGAGTTTATTTTTATCCACTTTATTCCATTGAATATGCGCGACTAAATTAGGACGCCATTTTTCGGGGATCATCACACAACAGACCGTGCCGCCAATACTGCCATAACCTTCATTAATCGAAAAACCGGTAATACTGTATTGAGTGTGGTTATAGCCTTGAAGACCAGCTCCCAAGAGGGAGTTTTCTGGTTTTGCACCCCAAGAGCCCGCATTAGCACAACCGGAAAGTAACAGAGAAATGATCAAGAGCGTGGCAAGTTTAGGGTAAGTTTGCCAAATGGTTATTTTTGAGGACATACGGTGGGCTCCTTCATATTATGGGGTTCATTAATCGGGTATTCAGGATCACCATAGCTATAGCAAGAAGTGGTAATTTTCACCTCATTACAAGGTAAAAAATGAACATCGACACCACACACTTCTTTATCATATTGTGGGAT